CGTATACAATATTAAGAGAGCCTACAGAAAGATTTTTAAGTAATTTTTTATATAAAAGGGATAACCCTACACTAGATGATTTAGATTGTTTTATGCATGATCCCAGACAAGATAATGTTCAACATAAGCATCTTACTTGCACATTAAATATCAAAGATCTTACTGCTAATTACAATTTGTTATGTGAAAATAAAATAACATACGAAGAGTATCAAAAAAGAGCATTGTCTTATCATGATTTAGTTAGAGTTTATGACAATATAGATAATGCATTAGAAAATATTAACTGTATTGAACTTGTAGAAAATCAAAAAGATTTATCAAAATTAAATACAATTATTTCAGAAAAATTTGGCGTTACCGTGCCAATACAAAAACCATTTGAAAACGTTGGTAAAAATAAAGATTTTATTAACAAAATACCTAAATCAATGATGAATCAAATAATAGAAAATCAAAATTTAGATTATGAATTGTATGAAAAAGTAAAGATGGGCTACTATAAAAAGTAACCCATCTCACCTATAGCATTACTTCTTTTTTGCTGGTGCCTTTTTTGCCTTTACAGACTTAAGCGCTTCTTCAACAACAGATACTGCTGGTAATCTGCCAAATGCAGTGTCATTAGGATTGATTGCTCTTAATGCAACTGGTGCAATTGCTGCCAATAGCGAGTATGCAAGAGTCTTAGGGTCTGTAACCCCAGACATATATAGTGCTAATGCAGCACCAAGAACGGATCTTCCGTATGATGCTAACATTGCTTTTAGTTTTGCGTCCATGTATTTTCCTCCTAGGATATGAACTTAGTTATGGCATCGTAGCCTAGCCATAATCCTATTATACCAGCAACTCCTGCAAAAACTGGTGGCGCTGGCACAGGTAATTTAAATGCAGCAAATACAATGCCACATCCAAAACCTGTTATTACCGATAACAATATATCTTTCATTATTCTCCTTTTATATTAGTTGGATGATCTAATGGAGTTGGGACTGTCATTAAAGCACCACATTCGTTACATTCTCCATCTAAAAAATACATACCTATTTCATAATCTACTGGATCAAATATAACTTTAACTTTTATTATTTTTGATCCGCATAATGGACAACATGATGATGGAATACCCCTTAAATTTACATTATTCTTCATAAAAATTTTCTCTTAAAATCTGAAAATGTGTTTTAGAATTGTCTATAATATTATCCCATATTTCTTTTGCTTTTGCTCTTTTCTGAAAATATATTTCCATTTTACTTTTAATATTATAATTTTGATCTGACATGCTTTCTAAAAGACTTATGTATGTATTATAAAAAGGTCTTAAACCAAATCCAGCCTTTATCGTATCAACATTATTATTGGCCCATTGCATGTCTGATCTGAAATAATTTTTAGGATATTGTTTTGACGTAATGCTCTTCCAATATTTTGTGTCATCTCTTTGAGATAAAGCATAATGCATGCCTACAAAGTCAAACATTTTTTCTATTCTTGTTTTAGTTTTATAATTAAAATTATCTATATCATATTGGCTTACTGTATTTCTTTGAAGCGCATCTATAAGAGTAAAGCAATTTTGATGAGTAAGCAATAAACCAGTACTTTCAAGTGGCTCTAAAAATCCTGCTGCCAATCCTACGGCAACTACATTTCCAACCCAAAATCTATCATAATATCCATTATGAATTTTTATATTTTTAAACGTTAAAGATTTTGATCTTTCTGGGTTATGAACAACCATCTTATTAGAATCTAAATAATTTTTATATTCTTCAAGAGCATCTTCATCACTTATAAAATCATTGCAGTACACATATCCAGATCCAATTCTATTCCAAAGAGGAATATTCCATACCCATCCATTGTTTATAGCAGTACAATTAGTAAAAGTTTGTAACTCTTTTTCTTTATCAGTATATGGAATATGGGCTGTCCATGCCCTGTTATTAGGCAAAAATTCTGCGGTTGAGATAAATTTTTCATTCATAAAATTACCTAATAAAATACTATTAAAACCAGAGCAATCAACGAATAAGTCAGCAACTATTTCTGTTCCATCGTCCAAGACTAAAGAGTGTATGCCGATATCGCTAGGGTTAATTTTATCTACTGTACCCCAAATTCTTTTTACACCACGTGGTATGGCATAAAACTCTGCAAGCCAGTTACCTAACTTAGTAGCATCCATTTGCAATGCTAAATCTCTGTGTGGCTGATATGGATGAATGTCTTCAATAGTATCAACTACTATTTTATTTGTTTCCATACTTTTTGCTTGTGGGAAAAAGTATCTAACATAATCTTGATCCTCAGTATCTGGATAAAATGCTTTTTTATAATGCCAATCATCTAATCCAAAACATGTTAGTTCTTTGTCTAAATTAGGATGTCCAAAAGGATAATAAAAGGTAGGGGAATCTTTTGTTTTAAAATTAGTAAAACCAATTGCAACTTTATATGAAGCATTAGTATATTTCATAATACTTGCATAGTCAATACCCAAAAAATTAAAAAATCCATTTATTTCAAAAGTAGTACTTTCGCCAACACCAATTATTGGAATGTCTTTGCTTTCAACTAAACATATATCTTTTTCTGGATATGCTTTTATTAAAGCAGATGCTGTCATCCAACCTGCTGATCCACCGCCAACAATAACTATCTTATCAGTCTTCACTTGGCCTCATTTTTTCTATTTGCTCAAAAGCCTTTTTTATTCGTGGAACTGATAGATCATTTGGTAACTCAGATTCATTGTCTAATACTTTAGCAAAAATTATTAATTCATTTTGCAAATCCTCAATATATTTATATGCCATTTCTCTTGTATCATTTAAGAATGTAATAAAATGATCTTTTTCTGTATCACTATCTTGGCTACTTATTTTATCTTTAATAGCAGTTATATCTAATGTTGACTGTGCTAATAAAAACATTAACTCAATATTTTTATTTTTTAATCTTATGTTTTCAATTACTGCACCAGTAATAATTATTACGACAAAAATAAAAATTAATAAATCAAGCATTTAAAGCCTCATGTGTTGGCCAATAATATTTGCATGGTAATTTGCGGTCAGGACAGCAAGGAGAATTAAAAAAACTATTTGCATGTGTTTGAAATCTTGCATAATACAATGGATCTTTATTAAACAAACTAACCCTATGCGTAGTGGTAATTCTTGATAACTTATTATCATCAAACCAAAATGAAGGAGTATTGCTACCCCAATTATCCCAACATTGATTTTTTAATGCGTTAAGATTTGCTTCGTTATTTTCTGTCTTGATACCACGAGATTTGGCTTCACTAATCATCGCCTGAACATAAGCCCATAAACCACGCTCAAACCCTTTCCACATCAGAACTGCTGGATGGTTTCGCCATCCGCCTGTAGGAGATTTACCAGATAATACATTAAGAATTTGATAACATTCTAGAATTTGTTTATTAAGGCGTTTTGAATCTAATATTTTAGCACACTGAATAAAATCTTTAGATGGTAAAAATGTTTGCATGTTACTTACCGCCTTCACGGACTAAAAGAACAACTGCGCCATTGTCCTCAAGAGCCTTTTTAACTCTTACCATATATTCTACAGCACGGCGCTTATCTTCGTCAAGTAAAGACATAAAAGATTTTTCTGATGCTCTTACAGTTATAAAACTATCATTGTCTACTAACTCTAATCTAAATCCTTTTGGAGCAAAATGATCTAGTGACCTAAAAGCCGTACGCATAGCATCTGTGTACATTATTTTCTACCCCATTGTACTTTATTCCATCCACGTTCATGAAAATAATAAAGTATAGTTTTTGTTAAAACTTCTAGGCTTGCTATACTTGCTGCCACAAAAGGTTTTTTAGTAACAAAATATGATACTAAAAATGTATCTGTTGTTCCAACAATTCTCCACGTTATAGCCTTTGCTGCTGATCTAGATTTAGATACGTTCATGAAGGCCACTCCAGTTTATCGTTGCCTATTTTATCTAATATCTTAGATACCCATTTCTTTACGTTTTTGCGTAGCCGATATAGCATGAATGTCTGCCCCCAAATCTACTTGCTCAATTTTATATCCAACATCACGACCATAGACAATGTTTGTAATATTGGGCAGTCTTAATACAAGAGTATCTTTAAAAGGATTATCTTGTTTAATATAATTTTCTACCTCGCTATACTGTAAAGGATCTTTTTCTGATGTCTTGTATGTATTACGGACACCAACCAATACCTGATTAGTTCTTTTGTGTGCTTCTTCTTTTAATGCTTGATGCCCTTCGTGCCAAGGTTGATAGCGTCCAAGTTGCAGGGTAGTTGGAGCGGACCAATCAAACAAACCTCCAGCCTGTATTACAGTATTAACTTCTTGCTCTATTGTGTATCCATCTAATATTCTTAAATCAAAAATTCTAGGCTCTTCCCAGATCTTATTTGTATTTTCAAATCTGCTATGTTTAATTCTGTCAACCCAAACCACCAAGTCTGCGTCTCCAAAGGCTTCTCGTGTTTCTTCTGTAGGACAAATGAAATCAACAATTACTGGAGCAACATTTTGTTTTGCAATAAGACGTGCCATTTCTCCCATGCGTCTGGCTTGTTCAATTCTATCTTCAGGTGTAAACGAAAGGTCTGAATTAACAGTAGATCTAACTTCATCTGCATTTAAATGAATAGCATTAATTCGTTCTTTAAGTGCTACAGCCAATGCTGTTTTTCCTGAACCAGGCAATCCTATAATCTGAATAATCATTCTATTTCTTCCTCGATTTCATCAATAGTTCTTTCGTCATGATTTTTACATACAGGACGAATAGAATATCCATCTGCTATTATGGTAATAGCAAATCCTTCGCAATAAAAACATTTAGACATTATTTCTTTATTTTTTTGTCTTATAAAATCTAAATATTTGTTGTTATTCATAATTTAATTATATCAGACCTACGTAGTCGCTGCAAACTCCAGCAATAAAATCTGGTATATTGTTTTCTGGCCTATTAAGATGTACTAAAATACTTTTGTTTGTTACTGGCATGCCAGGATACGTCCAAATATAATGATTTGTTGTTATTGTATATTTGTCATTTTCATGCCAAAATCCTTTATAATATTTTGGTTTATTGACTACATAATTCAATGCATCTAGATTTTTACAATGCAGCCATATTTTTTTTATATATGAGTCTAAAAAAAATTGATCAATTTTATATTGAGGATAGTCATGGCCCAAATATAATAAATTATCTACCACCCAAAAATCTATCTCAACATCGTAACCAGAATTAATTGCTTGAATGATGTATTCAGGACTATTTTCTAATCCTTTATTTGGGCCGTATAGGTTTCCTCTGTGTGATATTTTAATCATTTACAAGGCCCCATTTTTCAATTGCCTTAATGTATTCTGATTTATAATCTCTATCTAGTGCCTGTCTCATGGCTCTGGCACCCCCTAAAGTGCCTTCAGGATGGCTGTGGATGGCTCCACCAACGTTAGCCATGTAATCTACACCAAAGCGACGTGCAATGGCTTCTACAAGCCCTGGATGCATACCACAACTTAATGCAGGCACAACATTATTATCATTTAATAATCTTATAGACCTTTCAAGTTCCTGCTCATCATCACTTAGATACCCGCCCCACATACCAGTATGTATTGTATCTACTCCCATTAGGGCAGCAAGTTTACATATAACGTACCAATCTATCTTAAAATTATGCTGTGAGTTGGTTAATATTTTATCTCCGCTTTTCTGAAAATGCATAAATAATGGAAGGTCTAATTTACGTATAGAGTTATATGCTCCGAACCCACTCCAAAAGTTTACATGGATTCCATTTCCACCATTTTCATAAACTAACTTTGCTCTGTCTAAAATAGCATGAGGATCAGAATTAATGCAATGTGCAAAAACTACATTTCTTCCAGAATCCGAAATTATATTTGCAATATGTTCTACACGCTCTTCCAGTCTACAAAAAGAAGGATTAGATAAAATCTCATCTTCTTTTATAAAATCAACGCCACCATCCACTAATTCTTTAACTATATAGCCTAATTGCTTTACAGATATACCAGTCTTTGGTTTTACAATTCCGCCAAGCAGTGGCTTATTGTATTGGTTGGTAAACTCTCTAATTCCAGACATACCATATTTTGGTTTTAAGAAACTCTTCTTTACAGATTCAGGGAATTCTATATCAACAACACGACATACCTTAAACACATCAATATCTAGTTGTCCACCCATTATCTGACATAATAAATGTGATACACCATCATTATCCCAATCTGAATTTATTTTTGGAAATCCAATTTTTACAAATCCATTTAGTTTTGATTTTAAATTTTCTTCTTCATCGTATATAACACAAGATGACATTTCAAATATGTCTTCTGTTTCCCAGTTGTTTCTCTGTTTAGGATTTCCTACACTTTGACCTATAGCAAGATCCCATGCTGCATCATTAAGTCTTCCATGAACAGAGTTGACCTCAATATAATAGGTTACAACAACGCATCTATCTTTTTCTAGGTCATCTAACTCTCTATAAAACTTCATATTTATCTCCTGGCATCGATGGAGTCTTAACAACTAAAACAGTACAGTCTTCTAAAAATATAGGATCAGCAATCTCCCCTGGTGTAAAAACAAATACATCTCCAGAGTTAAGTTCTTTATCCTGTATTATCATTTTGCCATTTACTAAAACATTATACTCAGTGCCAATCTTGTGATAATGTTTTGGCCAAACCTCTCCAGCCTTATGCTGAAGTAAACCAACCTCAAATTTATCTGTTTTTAATAAAGATGGATCAAAGTTACCAATTATCCAGCCTCTAGTAAAATCTTCTATTCTTCTGATTTCCATAATTTCTCCATATATAGTTCTAAGTCTGAGGGTACACCAACGGCATTATGTTGGTATGATGGTATATGGTATATACCAATCTTTTTCCCATCCATAATCATTGAATTATAAGTAGGACCAACATAAAACTCGTTATTATATCTTTCATTATTATGGATCATTTTTGTTGCGCTGTCAACAAAGTCTCTTCCATGTTTCCAGTAATGAATACCATTTAAAGATATATCACTTATAACTTCTTTTTCTTTTATTTGTACCACAAGGCCCTGTTTATTAATCTTAGCGTAACTATTTTTATCTGTATTTGATGTATAAGTTACAATCATTCCATCATATTTAGAATTACGTGCTACCTGTAAAAATAAATCAGAGTCCCACCACATTATTTGATCTGAGTTAGCAATAACTAGTTCGTCATCGTTATTTATATAATCTTTAGCAATAAGGCATGTCTCTGCTGGTCCATTAGTTAATTTATCTATTTTTATAATATTGCATGAACTGTCTATGTTTTTTAATACAGAATATAGTTCGTCAAAAAATATACTATCTCTTATAACAAAATGATAATTGCCATTTATTGACAGAGATTCAATTGCATGTTCTATCATTGTTTTACCATTTATTTTAATAAGTGGCTTTGTTGTTTTATAAGTTTCTATAGGAAATCTACTGCCGAGACCTGCTATAGGAATTAATATATTTGTCATAATAGGCCTAACATTTTTTCTAGATCGTATTCTATTTTACCATATTCTCTAGAAATATTAGGAATGGATATATATTTTTTATTAGCCCAAAGAGTTGCTATTAAGAAAAAATGATAATGAAATTCTGCTCTTTGTCTAACTATTTGAATGGTGCTCAACTCTATAACTGTGGTTTTATCTCTCATAAATAATAAATTAGTTAAGCCAGATCCAGACAGTCCAGCAACGACCTGTACCTGATCAAAAAATCTTATTTGATCTTCAACAGTTTTAAATATGTCAGTATCAACTATCTCAAATCCATGCTTTTTAAATAAATTTTCTACACTAATTTCGTCATCTATTCTTAAATCATCCTGATAAGGTAATTTTTCTATTTCTTCTTTTGTCATTTGATGTAGTTGTGTTACAGATAAATTTTGTTTTGATCCTCTAGATATATATACTTTTTTATTATTGGGCAAAGATTTATTTCTATATTTACTTATAAGATCTTCTAAAATATTTATGTATTCTCCACACATTTCTATATTTTCATAATAATAAAAATTTGAAAAAATAGGTGGATATTTTGAATGTATTTGTGTTACAGAAAACTTAATATTATAATTTCTTAATACTTGAACAACAAAACTTCCAGTTGAGTGGAAGGCAGAAAGTTCTTTGCTTGGATGTAATAGTATAACCTCTATGTCAGGATCTTTTTTATACTCCCATAATATTGGTGCTAGAGTGTTTAATAGACTATGAAAAAAATTTGTTTCAAATCTAACTACTATTTTTTTAAATTTTGTTTCTTCAAAAAAATTATCAGCATATTGTATTTTTTCTAAACGAAAATCTTTATTATTCCAATCTTCTTTTGAAATCTCTGTTATTATAGGCTTACCTGCATTAAAGTCATCCTCTATAGTATATATTCCTGGATAATGTACAGTATCTACTGGACTTTGCCTTATCATAAATAATTTAAAAATCCTTTATTATTAAAATACTCTATTATTATATCAGATTTTCTTTCATGGGGTATTGCAATATATGTATGTTTTTTTGCCCAAGAGAATGCTACATAGAATGGGTGTACCTGCTGATTGCCACCAATTAGAACTGGTGTCTGCAACTCTACAACCGTCTGGCCTGGTTGCATAAACATTAGATTTGCCATCCCAGATCCAGAAGGGCAGATCATAGTCTTTACATTATTAAAAAATATAGCCTGTTCTTCAAAAGTTTTAAAATTTTCTGGATATACAATTTCAAACCCACGACCTTTAAAATAGTTTATTAAAACATCTTCGTCATCAATTCTTAAATCACTTTTTATTCTAAGTGTGTCCTCATCTCTACCATTTGAAATACTGACAACAGACTTAGGTGTAACTTTTGATCTTGCTAAATATACTATTTTTTCTGGAGTATTGTTTCTGTCTATAAAAGAACTGCAATAGTCATATACTTCTGAAAATACATATGAAGAAAATGGAATTACCTTCATATAATATGCATCGTTTACATTAATCTCTTCTTCTTTTAATTTTACTATTTCATATTTTACTCCTTTGTTATTTAACATTTCTAAAATAAATTTACCATGAGTTATCTCTAAATCGCCTTCATGAAAATCTAATCCAAACATCAAAATAAAATGTGCATCTTTATTTAAATTAAAGTAATAAAGTATGTATTGAACCATATTACAAAAAGCATGCAAAAAGTTTTTTTGCCACATAACCAAATGAACTTCTTGCTTGTCTATAAATCTTCCAAGAGCATCTTTCTCTTCTACCTTTGTTAAAACAGGCCAAACAGTTCCTTCTTTTGGGATAGTAACATTATATCTGCCACGTAAAACATTAGGATTGCCGTAGTCACCATAAACAAACATTTTTGCTACCTTTCATTTGTTAGTCCAATCCAAACTTCGTTCCAGTCTTCTTGAGATCTGTGTGAATTAAATTCTTTAGAAACTTCTCCACTTTCTAAATATACTCCACCCCAAACACCCCATTCTTTTTGAGAAACGCCTACAGAAAAGCATGTTTTCATTACAGGGCATTCTGAACATAACTTATCTATCGCTGATCTAAAATTTTCAGACTCTTCATATTTATCAAAAAATAAATTAGTATCATAATCTAAACAAGAGCCTTCGTCTTTCCATTTAAGTTTATGCATCTAATTCACCCACGATACAGAATTAGATGTTGTTGTTTTAATATTAAGACTTATTACCATCCGCCAAGATCCTGTCTGGTATATCCCAGCCATTAGGACCTGGTTTAAAGATTTTTGTCATATGCCATCTACCATTAATAAACTTACCATACTTAGATGTTCTGGCCTTATCAGATGGATATGCATTAACAACATCCCATCCTGACCAAAAAAGACTCTTATTTGAATTAACTACTTGTTCCATTTTTTCTAATGATTGAATATACATTTTTTCCTCAGTATTTAAAAATTCCCACTTCAATATTATTGTTTTCTGCCTCTTTAACTATGTTGCCTTTAGGCTCATTTGGAGTCGATAAATAGGCAAAATAATTAATTGAGTTCATATTTTCAATAACCCATGAAGGTGGTACGTATCTTAGTTTTAATTTAATGCCACGTGATTTCATGCTTCTTTCTGAAACATTTACAAACTCCATGGCCATAGTGTTTGTTCTGGCTGGACCAACACTAAAGATTTCTAATTGTTTGTCTTCTTTAGGAAGACTTGATAGGGCAACACCAATGGCACGTAAAAAAACCTGATAGTCATTAAAGTTGTTGGTCCCCTGGACCACTACTATCATTATAATTCTCCTCTCGTAACCTATCGATGATGAACATCATTTTATCTAATTGTACCCTACTCATGGCCATTGTGTCAACTCTTCTAGTGGTATCTTTATCAACCATGCCATCAATACTCATATCTGCCATGTAAAAAACATTATCTTTAATCCAGTATGCACTATTTTCCATAATAATAACTTTTATAGAAGTTTTTGATTCGTGTAAAACAGCCTGGCTTTTTTTCTTTCTTTTGCCAAATTTATTTTTAGGCAATAGTGGAAAAACTATAGAATGAATATGGCTTTGACTATATTTTAATGGTTTAATTTTAGGCTCTTGAAAAATATTATTTTTACTTTGTATTTTAAAAATACAATACATCAATAAAAATGCTGAAAAAAAACCAATAAGGTATTCCATAACAAGACTATTATACTACTTGTTAGGACAAAGTTCTTTTAATTTCTTTTAAGGTATAGGCAACTTCTTCATTAAGTTCACTGATTGCATTTTCATCAAAAGCCTTTTGTGTAAGTTTAACAATAGGATTATCTTCTGTAACATCCATTTCAACCATACTCTTTCCCCACAATTCCATTATATGTATAGAAAACATATTTTGTACTTCCCTATGAAGTATTGGACTAACTTTTTCTAACTTTTTAGTAAAGTTATAAAGCATTTCTCCCGTGTCTGGATCTATACCTGCTGGTTCAATTGCTCCAGATAATATTAGTTGGTCAAACTCATTACTTCTTTGCATTTTGTGCCTTTTCTCTTTGTTGTGCTAATGCAGCAAAATCTTTTATTTTTGTTTCTCCCATATATGGCCAGGCATATCCCTCTTCTATCATATAGTCATTTACAGATATTGTATCCCCATCTACATAAAGCCATCCTAAAATTCGTCCATATTTTTCTGAAGAATCTGGCTTTTCTGTTTTAATGATAATATCTGTTGCATTTTTTAATTTTGACTTGAGATATTCTTTTGATTCAAGACCAAGGGCTTTTTCAAACTTATCTTTGGTGCGTGATTCTGGAGTATCAATACCAGCAAGGCGTACTCGTTGGGAGTAGGACACATTGAAGCCAAGGTCAATATCCACATCGATAGTGTCTCCATCTACAACCCCCGTTAATTTATTTACTCTATATATATACATACTTATACCACCTCTATGATATTAGGAAGGACAATTATATCAGCATTAGGCAAATCTTTAAAAATAATTTCCTTAATCTGATTAATAGAAAATTTATCTTCATCACTCATACCCATACAATGCCTTATGCCTATTACTACATTTCTAGTTTCAGAAAGCATATTATATTTTTTTAAATCGTCTTCAGTCCAGGGCTGGAATTTTCCAACCATCAATGTTTGTTCTGGCTTCCAGTCAAATGTTTCATATTTTTTAATAACGCTAAACGCTCTAGTTGGCAAAGCATCAAGATATTCATTACCAGTATTTGTTATTTTAAAGTCATATTCATTTTCGTTTGGCTCTTCCCACAAAATAGTCTTACCAAATTTATCTACAAACTCTTTCTTATCGGTAGTATCAACCCAAACTGATATGTCTGGAAACTTTACAGTGTTAGACAAATGCATATACCCACTAATATCTCTAAACTGATCTCTCGATTCCTTGGTAGGGAAATACCCACTAACAACAATTGACGAATTATAATCTTTTGTAAAAAAAATTGATATAGTTCTTAGCCACCTAGCATATTGGGCTTGCAACTCAGCCATTGGGAGATCGGTATCAAGAACATGCCAAGAGTTTGTTCTTTCTGCATATGCTATAGAAACATCAGTTCTTGTTTTTTCATCCATTCCAAAAAATTGTACGATCATGAATATGATTCTCCCTTAGTTCTATTTTCATCAAGCCTTAATCTTTCATCAATTATTTCTAATGCAAACTTCATCATATTATCATAACCAATTGCATTATCCATTGCCTTGTTATAGTGATGTCCACAAAATAAAAGATCTGATGCATTTTTCCCGATTACTTTAACATACGCTTGAGCACCACAACGATCACAGCGATCTGTGGCATCAAGAAGCCAAACCTGCTCTTCTTCTTTATTTTTTAACATACTAAACATATTATACCTTTCTATTATCAGTTGTATAAAAACCAGAACCGTTAAAGGAAACACCTACATTAGAGTATACACGAACTAGGGGCTTATTGCAAGTTTCACACTCATACCCTGGATCTTTATCAGACATTGCTCTAACTTTTGTATATCGCACAGCACAAGCCATGCAATCGTATTCATATGAAGGCATTACTTTATCTTTTTCTTAGCCTTTACTTGCCATACTGGAAGTTTTAGTTCATCTCCAGACCATTCATAGCCAAGTATCTTAACAACAAATTTAATAATTTTAATACGCATTACTTTACCCCCTTGCCAAATTTAGCCCAAAGCCTTTCATGAATAAAATATCCTAATGATTCAATTACAATATAAATAATTGCACCAAGGCTTGCGTACTCCCATTCACCAGTAAATAAATAAATGATGCCAGCAAGCACTATTAGATGGAAAGCCTCCCAACTAAATGTTTTAATTGATGATCTTTTTGTTGATTCCATAGTTCCTCCTATATATATTGTATCACTTTGCTTGTGATATTACAAGCGTATAGTGTGAATAAAACATATGAATATTAGTTTTCCATCCGTATACTAGATCAAAGTTAAATGGAAACTTTCTGTAATTACTCATAATGTCTTTCATTTTTGTTGTCTTACCCCTTAATATTTTTTGAGTAGGTTTGCTAATATCACAACAAACTGCTATTTCTCTGTCTGGGAAAACTTCTGCTATATCATCAATATATTTATCTAAAAATGGTATACATATTAAAATAATAGGGCAAGAAAGACTTTTAATATTATTTAAAAATTCTTTTGTATTCTTATCCCTAAGTCTTCCTGCAAAATAAAATTCTCCAAATTTTCCTTCAAATCCAGAAAAAAATAAAGATTGTAATACAGAACTTGGCCCAGGTATTATGTCAATATCTATGTTCATTTTGATTAAAGCATGTAGTATTTCTGTTCCAGGATCCTGCACTGTTGGGTATCCGTCATTTGAAACAATTAATATATTTTTGTTATTATTAACACCATTAATAATAATATCCAATATTTTTTTTGTATTGTCTTTTGTTTCATATATATTTAAAATATTTGCTTCATTATCTTTACATAATTGCTCAAAAACATTTTTTGATTCAACAATTGCTATATCTGTTATTTTTAAATAATTTCTTAATGCAATAGCAATATGAGAACTATCTCCTATTGGAGTAGCAGCAAATACTACCTTTTTCATTATCGGACTATCTTTGTGTTGTAGGTTTTTTCCCATTCAAATATGTCTGCCTTATCATTTAATAGTGGCTGACCTTTTATATTTAAACTTGTATTTAATAATATTGGAATTCCTGTAATAGAATACCAGTTAGATAATACAGTGTATAGTCCTGGATGCTGATCTTTATTTACAGTCTGAACTCTTGAAGTTCCGTCTTTGTGAACAACTGACGGTATCTTATCTGGTTGTAAGCATTTAACTGCATATTGCATATATGGACTTGCAAAGTTCATATCAAACCATTTGCTTGCATGTTCTTCCATAACTACTGGAGCAAAGGGCCTAAACAATTCTCTCTTTTTTATAAGGTTAACCTTATCTTTAATATTTGGATCCCTTGGGTCTGCCAAAATAGATCTGTTTCCGAGTGCTCTTGGGCCATACTCCGCTTTCCCCGTTGCAACCGCTACGATTTTATTTCTAATTAATTCGGTAATAATTTCTGTTACAGGATATTCTCCGCCTAAATCATATCCCAAATATGGGTGCTCCCAATTAATATGACTTCCATAAGATGCTGCTGCTGCGCCTAAAGAAGATCCAGCATCTCCAGGATTAGGCATAATCCAAACATCATCAAACATTTTCCAAAGCATGGTATTTGCTGCACAGTTTAATGCACATCCACCCATAAAAACAAGATTGCGCTTGCCCGTAAGTTTTTGTGCCATTGCCATAAAGTTAACTAATCTGTCTTCATATACTTTTTGAACTGCTGCTGCAATATCAAACTTATCTTGCTCCAATATTGGACTATTCCAATCTAATATTCCGTTATGAAATGCATATTTTTGTTCTTCTATGTTTGGGAAATATTCTTTTACCTTTAAATAGTATTTAGTCCAATCACCGTAGGCTGCCATACCCATAAAAATATACTCTTCCTCGTTTGGCTTTAGCCCTACCAGTTGCGTGAATGCTGAATAAAACAATCCAAAACTAAATGGATAATTTTTTTTATAAACTTGCTTAATATTTGATCCTTGGCCAACCCATATGGTTGAAGTGTTATATTCTCCAATTGCATCTAATACTACTATAACTGCATCGTTAAACTTACTTGTATAGTATCCTGCTGCTGCATGAGAATAATGATGGCTAAATGATTCACGTGGAATCCATTTGAGTTCTTTTTTCTGCAAATAATATGGCTTATCTCCACCAAATCCGCCACGGGTAGCAATTCTAATTTTCTTTAGCAACCTATTTTCATAGTATGCAATCTTGTTTGGCTTTCCATATGAAAGTGCATACTCTATTAATTTGTCATTAGTAAACCAATCATTTTTTTGTTTACTAAATCTTTCAGCATGTGCAGCAAATAATATTTCTCCATCTTCTATTAAAGAAATAGAAGCATCATGTGTGGTTTCATTTATTCCAAGAATTTTCATATCTGTCCTTAAATTGATTATACCAGAAAGCATGGATACTTTTGCCAGGGTGATGGTTATCGTCACCATGCAATTCTTCTCCGTAATAGTCTATTTGCTTAAAATCTGGAGCACGAAATGTTTTAAATTGTTCAAACATCTGATAATTTTTTTTATCTGCCCATGATGTAGAAAAAAGACTTATATTATTTTTTTTACAATAATTTTCTAAAATATAATAATAGTTATAAACAAAGTTATTTATAAAATGTTTTTTAATATACCTTGATTCCCTGTGTATTGGAGGAAGTAAAAGAAAAATATAATTTGGTATACCATATAACTCAATATATTTAATTGTATTTGTTATAATTTCTATTATTGATCCCCCTGGAAGTGATATATTAAAAAATCCAGATGTGTTATTAAAATCTGAATATACTTTATATGCCCAGGTGTCTTCCATATTAATGCCAATGCCAGCAGTTATTGAGCAACCATTAAACAATATATGGGTTTTTTCTTGATGATTTTTTATTAATTCATCGCATCTAAGACCATTAGAATTTAATTTGTATGTAACATTATTCTTACCTATGTGTTTTTTATAATCTGGCATCCCCTCTTCTTGCCAAAATATAGAAGCAATTTCTGGGCTATCTAATAAATATTTTTCATAAAATTGCATTATTCCTGACCAGTCGACATAATTGGAGTTTTCATATTATGGTACCAGTGTGGCATTGAATACCTAGTTCCATTTATAATAGGGGCAACCTCATGTATATATAAATAATTTGATGGAAAGTAAATTATGCTTCCAGGCTCTGGCTTCATTCTAATATTAGAATTTGGAAAACAAATTTCTCCTCCATCATAATCATTATTTAAGTACATAACAGTTGACAAAACTCTACTGCTAACCCCATGATCTTGGTGTGCTGGTAAATATCCGCCCTTTTCATATCTTAGTAAATGTATGCTGTATTCTCTTGACTTTATGTTTCTTCCAGCAAATGGATAAATTACATTACTATAATGATTTGTTGCAGCATCTAAAGCATCATAAAGTCTTTTGGATACATAATATTGTTCTTCATAGTAATAATCATTTGACTTAACGTCTTCTGGCTTAGGAAAAAATTTTTGCCAACAAAAGGTTTCCATAGTTCCAGCACTTTCATTTTGCCAAGCATGCCAAGGCTTTACCTCTGTAAATGATTCTGCGTGTTCATTATTTTTATACTTGTTGTCTATAGAAGAAACAATATCAATTATTTCTTGAGGATTCTGTAGTGCATTTTTATAATATACTAAACCTAAATCTAAAATATCATAATCATAAATAATTGAACTCATGCTCTGGTGCCCTCCATTTTGGATTTTTGTCTTCTCCTAAGAAATCAGGATCTGCGTGTTGCGGTAAAGAAGTATGCATATATAAGGCAGTATATCTATGACCAGAAGTTACCTCAGTAATTCCATGTATATATTCACTACCAGCGCTTGGGAAAAAAACTGCAGAATATCTTTTAGGTTGATAGATAAAGTCTTGATTTGGGAAAAATATTTTACCACCTTCATACTCTGGTGATTCATTTAAATAAATAATTGTACTCCACTCTATCCATGGCTCTGGGTCTTGTGCATCTAAATGTAGTGCGCCCTTTGTACCAGTTGTCCAATGAGACCCAAACGCCTTAAATACATAAATAGGACTCTTAAATCCATTTAATTCTTTGTGTATTTCATTTGATTTGTCTCCATATTTTTTTAATATAGACATTATTGTTGGATTGTATGGCAAAGAAGTTCCACCAAATCTTTCTTTATAATAATCTGGGTAAGGCAACCTAACAGCCATTGGGTCATTCTGTTGTTGAATTAAAGTTAGAGCATCTATAGGCTCTATGAAATTATCAATAATATGTATTCTATGCATTTTTCCTCCTATTAACATTATACACTATCAGTATATATAATGTAATCTGCCTATAAATTTTCTTCCATCTAGTTTATCAAATGGGTTATTATAACAATCATATTCAACGTCATTTGTTAAAAATGGTAATGGATAAATAGAATCTTTATTTATATTATGATGATCTATAAAATTTAAAACAGATCTTTTGCTGCCAGGATCAAAATACTTAGATGGTTCATTATTTATAATTTTTATAATCTCATTATAGTTATGGGTTAAAGAGTATGGGACATATACTGTGTCAATAGAATTAAAACCTTCAACAGAATAAAAATCAGTTGGACATGAATATATATCTACTCCTCTAGTAAACCAATAAAATGATAAATACTCAGCCTCTCCTTTATATTTTAAAAATGTTGGATAGTTTGTATTCTTAAATAATTCAGTTTTAAGAAAGATAAAATCTTTATTTACTATCTGAGATAAAGAAAAATTGTTTGATTCAACGCTATTATTATATATAAAAAAGTTATCGTTTGTTATATTTGGTATTCCCTTTCCAGATATTACTGAGTTATCTTTATAATTTTCTATTAATATACTGTCCCATTTTTTTGAAAGAAAAATATTATCTGAAATTATTAATGTAAAATCTTCTTTAATATTTCTTGCAATTTCAAATCTGTAGTGACATTGCCCGTATGGATGGTCCCAAAACTTATGCTTATACTCCACATTTTTAATGTTATCATAATAAGTATTTTTAATTATTGGACTTTGATCTATAATGTATACATTAACTGTATGGCTACCAGATAAATTTTCATTTATTTGCCTTACAGTTTCTTTAAGCAATTTACCTTTATATGAATAAATTACAACGCCTATGCTACTCATCGTCGTGACTTGCATCCTTTGAAAATATATTCTTTATGCCATAAATTTTTTTTCTCCAAGTTGTTTTTTTATAATATCCATATAGTAAAGATCTTCTGTCTTCGGCCTTTAATAATTTTTTATCTACAGAATCATATGACTCATCTATACTCATTTCCCAATCATCTCTTTTAAAAGGAATTATTTGCATAATTGGAGTACCCTTTGGAATTACACCTTGAAATCCACGCTTCAAAAAGAATGCAATAAATACAGGAAGGCCCCATATATCTGATTCGACTATTCCAGACATAGTGTAAAATGGCAAATCATGTCTATTCATTGGATGAGTAATTAAAACAGAATATCCTGGTGGAGTATCATAAAACCAATTCATTCTAAATCCGTAGTGCATGGGGTGACAGTTATCTGGAACTACTATATCATTTGTAGGCCTTTTATCTAATAACATTATGCTGCCATTCCAAGATAGTTTTGGTCTACCGTCTGGATCTAAATCAACATGTAAATCATCTTCTAAAAGATACATATACCCTGCCGTTAAGGCATCAAAAAATGGTAAACACATTTTTGTTGCAACCTGTGCGCCGTCAGAACCTAAATGATTTACAGGATTTAAATATCTATCATCATTCCAATTATCATGTTTTGCAAGACTTTTGTACCATTCTGGAACATGACGCACTGCTGGTTCTGGTGCAACTTGACATACTGACCAATGTGGCTGTGCATTTAATGCTGGAGTAAAAATTATGTCTAATGGCTTTTCGCTCATTTAAATCTCTTCATGCTTCTATATTTATTTTTATATCCATTACTAAATGTTGATCTTAAAAAAATTCGTTGATGCCCTATTTCTTTTTTAACTTGTTCATGAGAAACTATTTCTGATTCCCAATCATCTCTTTTCATTGGTATAATCTGGACAAGAGGTGTGCCTTGTTTAATTACGCCTACAAAACCTTTTTTAATAAAAAAAGAAAAATGTCCGTCTGTTATAAACTTATCCGTATCTACAAATCCACCTAAAGCCCTGAACGGTAAATCATCTTGATGGTTTGGATGTAGGACTAATGTGCTATATCCTTTTTCTGTTTTAAATGCCCAGAACGGCATTATTCTAAATAATTGTTTATGATACATATCTGGATCTACAGGATAATGGTTGTATTGCTCTGCAGAATGTGTTGCAAACATATCTGTACCAAATCTTTTCATGGGGTTTGGACACTGTATGTTTAATTTGTTTGGGTCACTAGCATCTATATAAATATCCATCGGCAAAGATAAAATATAGCCAGCAGTCATTAGATCAAAAATTGGCATACATTTTTTAACAGTTCCATTAAATGAGCCAGATGCTAGTCCTCGCTCTTCGTCTACGGTTGCTGGTTGTCTTTTATACCACTCTGGAACAAACTTTGACGCTGGTACTGGAGGAGGTGTAAAGATTGCTGCTTCTTCGCTAAATGGGTAAAATTTTATCTTTCGTGAACTCATAAAACTCCTTAATTTTGTCTATTAACATTATATCAGTTGTTTGAACCTCAATATCAAACATTGGAGACTGTTTTTTTATTTTGCCAAATTCATTATCTAACATATGAGATCCAGAGTTCTTAAAATGAAAATGAACAAAAGGAGGCTCTATCTCAGTTGTATTTGGGGGTATCCTATTAAATTTAATAGAATCCTCATATATAAAAAACGGACTTTCTGGTGGTTGCTTAAAGGTAATGTTTATTTCATAATCAATTACCCAGGGAACATAAAATCTGTATATTCCGTCAAAACAGTTTTCTGGCAAACTATATTCTTTTCCAGAACTATAATATTGTCTTATCCAGGGTCTATCTATATTATAGAACTTACCCTCTCTTCGGTAATGATCTATTAATAAAAACATTTCAGCATGATTACCCTGTCTTAAGGTAAAGCCATTATTGTTTATATTAATTAATTGAGGCGGTGGATATAGCGTAGCAGCATAGTGATTAATTGGCTTTAATATTGAATCATTAAAAATTTTATTTTCTTTTACTGGTATATACGATAGCCATCTTTTATATGGAACTGCTATTTTATTTATATATAAAAAACTTTCATTTTTAGAATTTTCCCAAAGATCCCAGTCTTTTTGAAATCCAGTAAGCATCTCATCTTGTTGGCTCAACCTTTATCACATCCCCAAACTCTCCAGATTCAATAACAGTAATCTTAATTCCATTATACACTGCGCTTTCTCCTAACTTTAAAGATGCATTAGAATTATGGCCAGGAGACTTATTATCCATATTAGATGCCTGTATCATTTTTTTATTTTCTGGCAAAATTAATCGAATTCCATCGGCGTGAGATGTTACTGACATATCAATCAAATATACAAGTGCGCCTTCAGAAATCTGTGGCAGTTTATAGTTTATACCCTCTGCTCTTTGAGACTCAACAACAATAGCCTTTTGTTTATCTATTGGGATTACGACTGCCTTATTTCTTGTGCTCTTTACTGTAGATGGTGCTATATATGCAACAGACTCACGATCTTTATCTAAACATATAACTTGTGAATCAGAAATATATCCAGCAATCCATTTATGCCATGTTAATAGATCATATGAGGACGCCCAATTAATTAATCCCCACCATTGAGGAGAATCTTTTTGGGAATGATTGTTGTCATCAAAACCAATTCCTACATGCATTAATTCATGTATCCACCAGGTTGGGAATGAAAAATTTCTTTCTTGTGCCAGATCTCCACCACTTGGCATGACAGATATAGTTACAAAACCCTCATCTGTTCTTATTGTGCCAATACCTACTTGGTCTCCAACTATTTTATTTGTACTAGGTGGAAATAAAACTAATACTATATTTGCATTAGTAAAATTAATTTGACTATCTATTGACTTTATTAAATCAGATGAAAATCTTTCTGCATCAAATTGTTTTCTTTCATGAATTAAATTATAAGAAGATATGTTACCTGGAAAATATAAATATTTATCTGGTACTTTTATTTGTATGTTTGATCCATTGTCGGATGCTTGCTTTGTCCAATCAATAAGAAAATCAAAATACTTCTTAAAATCTTCAGATGGCTTTGTATTTGAGTTTGGAATATCATTAGAATATAAGGGAACTACTTGGTATACAGTATTTGGTGATGGATGCTTTAGGTAATCTATCCAAAACTTATCGTTATTTTTGAACCCTAATGTATTTTGTTTTTGTGGATTTTGATTTAATTTACACTCTAAAATATTTTTTGTAACAAAATTATTTTGTATTTTAGGAAGAGATGTAAGTTCTGATGTTTTTGGAACCCTAAACGGACTTAGACATCCTCCACCATTTATATGTTTCTTTTCAAACTGCTTCCATTCGCTAGGGGTATCGGGATCTAATTCACACGGACTTAAAAAGTATTTTTTATTTGATGTTGGTAACTCTGTTTTAGTTTGTGTTGCTGTAGGCGTAGGTGTTGGTGTAGGCTGAACAACAACAGGCTTTTTGACAGCCCATCTATAAACTGTTCCACTTTTTAAGCAAATACGATTATTTTCAATTTTATTTACCTTTGATTTAGGACACGCTGTTGTAGTAACTGTATAGTCGCTTACACTATTTTGTGCAACTGGTGTTGGTGTGGGTGCTAATAAAGATGCTACAGTAACCGTAGAAATACAAACAATACACATTTTAAATAAAGATCCTAACGACATGTTCGCATGGGTCGCCTCCTGCTTCCCATTCCTCTATTTCTTCTTCACTCATATACTCATAGCCACCATCGTGTGTGTGACAATAAGGGTCGCTAATCCAGCCTCTTTCAATACCGTTTTGCAGCCAAATACCAAATTCTTGTTCCTCTGGAGACAAGTCTTCCATACCCATATGATTCATATATTTAGTATACTCCTAAATGCTTAGGATGTCAATAGGACCTTTACAAGATGTAGAATGAGTAATAGCAGCGTTTACTGCAAGCACAGCCCTTTTTCTTGCGTCCTTTTGTTTTTGTGTTGAATACAATGAGCCTAATGCTAAGTCTCCGCCAGAACCCATTGCTAGATAATCCTGTTCATATTGTGTTAATGACATATCTGCTGCATTGTGTTCATATATTTTTCCACGTACACAAATTATCATTCCAAAATCTGATGATGTAGATGTGTCTACCCACCAACCTTCATAAAAATTACGCAAGGCTTTTAAAAATTTACTATACATAAACTTATCAATACTTCCACGACCTTCAAATTGTGGGGGTACAAATAAATGTCTGATTCTATCCCCATCCATTGATCCAGCATATCCAAATAGATAGCCTTCTTTTTTCCATATCTTAGGACTTGAAGATATATTTACTGTATTATCATCTGAGATAGCACGATCACCAGCCATCCATATTTTATTATTTACTTTGTCACGAACGACTGCGATACAAGTCATTGCATACCCTTCTGTGTTTAGTATTTAGTATAGCATTGAACTAAAAATGTGTCAACTATTTAATAGTTTGTCCACATTCTGGACATGTTTTAGATTTTTTAGCAGTCTTATTAGGCTTTGCAGGCTCATCAGATTTCTTTGCAACTGCCCCGCCAAACTTAGGGCGACCAAACCCTACAATTGAAATCAAAACATTTTTCTTATTTTTCTTATAAGCACGAAGTTTTTTACAAACCTCTCCACCATTTCTTTGGCTACCTTTATTATCTCCAGATGTATTACCTTCAATGCACCAAACTGTTCCGTCTCCGTTGTCTTCAATAACAATTCCAACATGAGATATTCTATCTACCCCGTCAGATGGAAAATCAAAATAAGCAATGTCCCCTGGTTCTGGATCTGCTACATCTCCATCAATCCACGCTCCTGCTTTTTTAAATGCTGCTGCTCCACCTGGAGTATAAACTGTATTAGGAACCTTTACTCCTGCCTGATCGGCACACCACATAACAAATGAACCGCACCATGGTTGAAAGTTAGCCTTGGTAAACTTACCGTACTTGGTTTCATTGTCTTTTGGACCTTCAATAGTTCCAACTTCGCCTTTGGCTACTTCAATTAATTTTTCTGCCGTTCCCATTTCTGCCATGATTAATCCTTGTCCCACTCTGTATCAACTGGTTGTTCTTCTGGCATTGCGCCGTCTGGCTTCTTTGCAAGTCTTGCTCTTATCTCGTCAAGTTCTGCATCAAGTTTATCTTCAGCCATTTTAATTTCAGACTCTAACTTTTTATCTGCTTGAGTATTCTTAGCATCCATTTCCTTATTAGATAGTTGTGCAGCCATTATATCTTTTGCACCAGACTGTCCAATTAATAAACCTGCTAATGTTCCTGTAATAAATGTTGCAACTGAGCCAAGCACATTGAAAAACATTTTATCATTTTCTGATTGTGCTCCTATTGGCTGAGTTACAAATATCAGAGCATATAAAATACCCAATGCTGTAAATAATAAAATTGCTCCTAATGTACAACCAAGAATAAACTTAAGTCGTGCATCAAGATCTTGTGGTGTCAATCTTTGCTTGCTCATTTATTGCCTTTCGTTTTTTGATACTCATCCCAAGCATCTTTTCCAATTATATCTCTTGTACATGTGCCAGTTGTCTCACAGACAGGAACATTACATTCCTTATTATCCCAGTTTGCTGGATCCTGACAAGGATAGCGATAGTGACCGTCATACCCGCAGCCACTAAGGCCTAATACAAGTATACACGATAATAAAATATGACGAATCTTCATATCGACATTATACTATTCTTTTTCTTCACGAAGCGGGATGGTAATAAGCCATAGGGCTATTGATATTAATGTGGCTACTCCCACTACCTGCTGGGCGGTACCTGTAAGGGTAAGCCAAGCAATAAAGAAGCCAAGGATGGTAAATACTTGGGCTATGCTCTCAACTACAGCAGCCTTAAGCCACTTTAAGAATCCCTTAACTACCTTCTTAATCATGTTCATATTATAACCTCCTTAGTGACATAACTGAACTAACTATATTTCCTACCAAAATAACAGGGATCACAACCTCTTGAACTTTTTCTCTCTGATCATCTGTCATATCTTTACCCCATTCTGTTGGGCTTAACAACTTTTCAAAATCTATGTCTGTCAATACGCCAAGCGGATCTGCTAAGAATGCCTCTGTTTGTATTTCTGTTACAGCATCTGCTAAGGTATATGGCATGGGAGCATTTTCATTTTGTGCTGCCTTTTCAGCAAATTGAACTACGGCTGCTGCTACTACAGGATTTTCTTTTGCTACCTCTGCAATAAGGGCAACTTCTTCTGCCTTAATACCAAGATCTTTTGCCAACTCTTTCTTAGCCTCTGGATTTAATTCAGTTAAAAAGTTTGATACGGCTGACATTAATTTAGAATCATTAACACTAATTAGTTTATTTAACTTCTTAAGTTCCTCGTCAGAAATAGGACTGCTATTTGTGTTATCATTATCTGGTGCTACTACAGGATCTTCGTCAGCAGGTTGCTCAGGTTCAGGCTCTTGAGTTGGATCTGTATCCGTTGGCTGAGGTGAAGGCTCTTGTGAAGGCTCTGGAGTTGCATCAGTCTCTTCGTCTACCCCACCTGTTGTATCAGGGCTTGGAGTTGGATTGGGAGCGTCTGGTTCAGTTTGCTCTTCATCATCAGGGAATCTTGGATCATCTGGAGTAATTATCTCTGGATCAACCTCAACATCAGGGTCAGGCAAATCTGGTTCATTTGTAGACTCAGGACTTGGCTCTGGAGAAGGGTCTGTGGTAGGTTCTGGCTCTGGGTTATTTACCTCTTCACCATTAATAGATGCAATAAGATTATTTAAATCTGATATTTCTGAAGCCAACTGTGCTGCCTCTGCCACCTGCTCTTGTTGCTCTGCTGGTGTTATAGGGGCTTCTGTGGGCGTTGGAGAAGGTTCTGGGATAGGTTCTGGAGCAAGAGTAGGTGTTGGACTACCAGCCTGTACTTGGGTGGCTCCCCAAGCCTCTAAAGAAACAATGTCTCCATTATGAAGTCTAACTCCTGTTCTAAGATTTTGATATTCTGGACCTTGATAACTATAGGACACCGCTAAACCGCCAGTATTAGTAATAGCCACTAATATATTTACTGTACTTGGTTGTGCCCCATAGTTACCGTATGGGACCATATTTAGATTTAATTGAAATCCGCCCTCTGAATAATATATATCCAAACCAGATGTACCGCTTGCTCCTGGAAACCAGTCCATTGAATATAAGGAGATAGATGGTGTATTAGGATATGCCCAATATGTGGGATCAGGTTGACCAAATGTAATTACTGAGTTAGTTGTTGCATAAATGTTTTCATACTGTACCCCGTCAAAAGTAACTGTGCTTGCAATAGGAATTTGATAAGAAACATCGTCTCCAGAACAAGTATCCATTGTGTGTACTGTTGGTTCTGTATCACCATTGTATGCTGCTGCTATGGTTTGTGATTGTATAAAGTTTACACAAGTGGCATTAGCGTTTTCTGGAAGCCATAGGTTAAAACCAAATGCTAATAAAGTTGCTGTTAATATTCTGGTTAATTTCTTAATAGTCCTTTCTGCCTCCAGATTTAATAAGACTATTATAACATTTTATTTAAAAAAGAAAAGGGAGCCAGTTTCCTGACTCCCCATCTTTTAATTTGTTAATTACTTAACAAGTGTAACCTTTGCCTTTGGATTCTTTGCGTTCCACTTCTTGGCAAGATCATTAAATGCCTTCTTCATTGCAGCGATAGCAGCAGCATTATCTGCCTTTACCTTTGCAAGTTCAGCATCTGCAGCAACCTTTGCATCAGCAAGAGCCTTATCAGCAGCAACCTTAGCGGTTACAGCATTAGCCTTTAGTGTTGCAATTTCAGCAGCAGCAGTAATAGCAGCAGCATCAGCAGCAGCCTTAGCAGCAGCAGCATCAGTTGCAGCCTTTGCTACAGCAGCAGCGAGAGCAGCATCTGCAGTTACCTTATCAGCAGCACGAGCAGCCTTTTCTGCAGCGAGTGCAGCATTGGCAGTAGCAAGTGCTCCAGCAAGATCAGATACTGTTACGATTGCAGTCTGAGAAGTTGTTGCCAACTTGATTGTTGGAACAGATGTTGGTGCAGTAATAGATGCTCCAACAGCAACAGTTCCAGCAGTTGCAGGAAGTGTGATGTCTGATGTGTAACGACCTGTTACAAGAGCATCAGCAGTTACTGTTCCAGCAGTTGCGCCACCAAGAGTAGTAACAGTTACTGTATCAGCAACAGCGTTGCCGAAAATATCTGCTACATCAAGAGTTGCAGTTACCTTGCCAGAAATATTTCCTGAAGCAGGGATTGACATCTTAAGTTCATATGCAGGACCTGCAACACCCTTAAGATAAATTGTAGTGCTTGCACCGACTACAGAAACTGTAACCGCAGATGCAGCAGTACTTGTTGTATATGCATAGACAGTCGCTGTTGTTGAAGCAGGTGTGACTGTGATTGATGAGGATCCAGCAGATGCATTAACTGTTGAACCAATTGCAGAAACGAGGCGTGTGTTAGCACCAACTGCGGTAAATGTTACTGGTGTTCCAGAAACAACTGTAGCGGTGATAAGAAGTGCTTCGTTATTTGTGACAGTTGTGGTATCTGCAACGCTTACTACGTTGTCAGATGGAACCTTAACTGTGAATGGTGAGGCTGCAGTACCTGCGCCAGCAATTTCAGTTGTTACGTCAACAGAAACGGTATTGGCACTTGCAGGTGTCACTACGAGTGTGCTCATAGTCATGGCTGCAACCACGGCAAGAGCAATCTTCTTAAATGAATTCATTTTTCTCCTTTTATTATTCATTTTGGTTTATATTGTTTTTAATCTATCCAAATAGTCTTGAATATCTTCTATTTGACTAGGTTTATATTGTATCACGTTCTCAGGGAGCGTGTCAACTCTACGTGGTTTGTCTCTAAATGTATGAACTTCAACTTCAAGGTTTTGATCTTTTGGGGTATATGATATCGCCCCAAAAATAGACCCGCAAACTGCATCTGCTAAGTCTTTAGATAATTTTCTTGGGTGATCAACATTTTTACCATTTTTTGTTATTTTTAATTCTGTAAGTTCTTCAAACAAAAGTTCTATAGACGGCATGACAAGACGTTCTTCATATACTAACATTGCCATATCTTCGTATTGTTTTTTAGACACAGACACTGTATCGGTTTTCATTCCTACGGACTTAAGTTCATTTTGAATATCAAATGATTGCCATCTATCAAAAGTAACCATTCCTATATTAAAGCCTAATCTTCTTAAATTTTGAATCCATTGTTTAACTTCAGATAAATTAACTGGACCTTCTACTTTTGGTTCCCACCAAGCAACGGCATCAACAACTACAATTGGTGATATTTCTTCATAATTTTTAATAACTTGAACGCTTACCCATTTATCTACGTGTGCAATAGCAACAGCACATTTGTCATGTCTTTGTGCAAGGTCAGCATGAACATAATAAACTTTATCTGGATCAGGCTTAAAACTTGTTTCAAATCTTCTAAATTGATCAAGTGGATTTCTTATTGTCATACAAGCACGAACCTTATCTGCTTGTTTAAAAAAAGCATCAGATGCATAAGTTGGTACGCAAGCAAAACGCATCATTGCATCACCTAGGTCTGTCATAAAAGCAATTTTAAAATCATCAACTTTTCTAGTTGGATTAACTTCCCAAGTTGCTCTTTTTAACGCAAAAACTCCAGGATATTTATAAGAACTTATCTCATCATAATCCCAAGATATCTCAAACCAATTATCTGCATCATCTTCTGGAAGCAAAGGATTAATTATATATCTATGTGTTTTAGTTATAGTTTCTTTTTCTGCAATTACAGAATCATATCTTTCTGAAATAAAATCTCCATTATAGCGGGGGAATGAAAGAAGAACTACCTTTCCAAGATCTGGAAAACGAGAATCAACAGAGCCACGGAAGGCCTTATAGATATTATCAGCAGTCTTACCTTGTTCATTTCCTGTCATTACTTCAGAAGCAAATCCAGAAATCTCATCAAGAACAGCAAGCAATAGGTTTAAACCTTCATGAGACTCTCTTTCTGAGTGCCCAGAGTACACTGTAATTGATTTGTTAAATCCAATCGAATCCACCTTGGCTTCATACTTGCCAGCAAACCATGGTGATCTTTCAATCTTAGTTTTAAATCCTTTAAAGAAAACATTCTTAGCCTGTTGTGCGTTAATAGCAACATTGATAAGGTCTATGGCATCTCCAGAGGGTTTGCCGAAATATCTGGCTGGATCCTTAAGGCATAGTAACTTATACACAATGTAAGCACAAGCAACAGTAGAAGTAAAATCTTTTCCACTACCCTTGCCAAGTTGGAGGATAATTTCATTCTTAGTATATTTTTCATAATATTCTTCTCCTTCTTTTTCTCCCATCAGTTCTTGCAAATCTTCTTTGCGATATATCTGACTCATTGCTTGAACAATATCATACTGAATATCAGACAAAGGTGGTTGCCCTAAATATTCTGGAGACTCTACAAATGTTTTTGCATCTACTGGATTTTCTTCAAAATAATTATCCTTAAGTGCTTCAATAAAATCATCAAACATCGTGGACAATTGTAATCACTTCATCTCTTTTAGCAATATCAGAAAGCCTACGCATAATTTCATCACGAACTTCTGGATACTCAGCAGCAATATCACGAAGAATTGACATCAAAACGTCTTGTCTTCTTTCTATCTGTATCATTTCTTCTGCTAATTCTTTGTTTTCAAGAAGACCTGCTTTTTGTAGCATATCAATTCTTTTTGCTTCAATATCCATTACTAGTTTAATTGCCTGTGTTTTTGCACCCAAATTATTTGTTAGGGTTGCTTCAGATATAACTTCGTGTGCTAATAATTTTAAATTATCATAATGTGTATCTGCAATCGCAAGTGCTTCTTTTGCTCTGCCACGAATAGCGTCATTAGCAGATGCCATTACCTTCCACTCATTTATATGCTGCACAACCTTATTTCTTGGAATAGAAAGATCTTTAGAAATTTTTGTAGGATCATTTCCCTTTAAATATTCTGCAACAACATTATTTATTTCATCTAAGTGTTTTACTAAATCTTCTTCAGTTGACATCTTTATCCTTTGCTATCTTTAATAATACCAAATATCCAATTAGATCATCAATGTCGTTGTCGCCTATATATTCTGTGCCACGCATAATTCTACTTAACTTATCATCAATACGGACATGCAGTTGTTCTCTGGCATCAGCCTTGCTAAAAATACGAATTGGATCAAGAGCAGAATTTCCATATGCTATATTTTTTCTAATAAGCATATGAGCAATCTCATGTGTTGTTTCCCATATTTTATAACCTGCAGATGTTCCCACAGTTAATAAATATAAATCCTCACAATTAAATCTTTTAGAATCGGGAAATACTGGGTTCATCTTTTTGACTTCCTTAATCCAAATTTTGCAAGATATACGTATATTGTTTCCACAGTTACACCGCACTCCTTTGCAATATCTTCTGGAGATTTCTTGTCAAGATGATATCTCTTTTTAAGCCATAATTCATTTGAATATAGTTTAGCACTCATAGTTATTCCTTGTCAACTCCAATAGCCTTTTCCCAATTATTTATAGACCAATGTCCGATTCCGCATGCGTCTGCGACATCATTATCTGTTATTTTTTTGTCATAAATAACATCTAATAATTTTATTGTTCTTTGCTTTCTAAAATCTCTTTCATATGATTTATACCATGAATCTGATTTGCCTGGATTTGATAATCTTATTTTTATTTGTTCTTCTTTTGTTAATCTTTTATTTCCAATATAGTTTTGCCACGTTATTGGAGAAACCTTGCCTATTATTTTTATACCAGATAATCCTGCTCCTCCAAGTATTCCACCTTGGATTAGGGCAAGATCTGCTGCAGTTTTTGGAGAATTCATAAAAACTGTATGCTCAATAACTATTGCTTCAACTAGGTTATAATGATCAAACAATGCTTTAGATTTCTTACAAGCATCTGTTATTTTTTCATATATATCTTTACCGCTAAATGTTATTTTCCCATAGCAGTCTAACTTTTTATATGAGTAAATTGCAAAAGCAAGATTATTGGTACTGGCATCAATAGAACAAATCACCCCAGGGATTTTTGGTAAAACGCTGTTTGCGTATCTATCTGTTTCTTTTGCTTTTGTCATTTGATAAACCTTTAATCTCTTTAATTGCTTTTTTTACATCTCCAGGATTTATAGAGCATTTTGTACATAATGGATCATCATTATATATTGATAACTTAGATCCACAGTCTTTACATGTTCTATTTTTTCCTTTTCTTTTTTGTCTTCTCGTTTGTATATATCTTTGTGCAATTTTTTCTTTAGTAGCAGACTCTCTACATTGTTCTGAACAATATATTTGATATGAAACTACTGATTCAAAGTTATGATCACACCATTTACAGTTCTTCATTTTCTAATAACTCCAGAGGTTTAATTTTAATTACCCCTGTCCCTGCTTCGGCACATGCTTTTTGAATTGGACAAACTTTACATATCTTAGAATTAGATCGATAAGGCTTCTGAGGAAGTTGATTATCTTTCCAATTTTTATATACATCTTTCATCCAATCAAATGCCTGGTCTACCCACCGACGGTAATGATCGTTTACTACTATTGGTAAAGTCAACAACTCATGATTATTTTTATTTTCATAAATCATTACACCCTTGCCGACTTTCCAAACTTTCATATAGATAAGCAATTGCATAAGATGTCCCATCTTTGGCTTTCTGCTATTCTTTTTATACTCAAATCCTTCATTTGAGATTGTTTTAATTTCACCAATTACTCTTTCGTTATTTATATTAAGCATAACATCTCCATAGCCATCAAATGGAGGATCTTCTGTCTTTACTCTAAACTCCATTGCTGGATGTGTTTGCTTATTATATTTTCTTGGTAATGGATCCATCTCCATTGTCTCATCCAAAAGACCAGAAGCCTCTATTGCTTCTTGAATTCTTCCGTGACCTAATGTTCCATTAGTTCTATTTGCTACACCGTGTGCGTCAGAATTGTCATGAAATACAGCGCCGTCAAAAGCAAGGTGCCAAAATCTTGGACACTCTCCAGCACCATACGTTAATGTGGATGCAGAAAAATTATTCTTTTTACTAAACTTTGGTTTAGTTTTAGTTAAATATCCAGACTCAATTTTTTCTATTAAGCCATCTATAAAACTTGTATCTTCTGTAGATACTTTATTTTTACTATTTCCTTTTAGCATTACCTGTTGTAATAAATTTTTAGCCATGTTTTCCTTTGTTTAAACTAATTATATCAGATCTCATCTAGTTATATATTTTAATGCTGACACTAAATTGTTAATTGATTCTGCTGCCGTGTAGTATATATTTTTTTGACTACGATTAGACTTATCCACGTTGGCCATCCAAGTTGCACGTAGTGCCATTTTAGATGCTATTGCCTGAAGTCTAACAATTTCTAAAGTAGCAACATTCATTGGAATGTCTGGCTTTAGTATTAATTTTGCAATTACAGTAAGTGCTGTAGTAAGTTCTTCATCCTTCATGTACTCTGATATTTCTGAGAGTCCATTTATCATTTCTAGTGTAGTTTGTTGTTGTTCCATTACCCCATCGATTCTGTTGGTATTCCATCTCGCAAACCATCTTCCGCCCATAATTTAAAAGCAGCCTGCATATCTGATCTTGATTGTAATTTATCTAAATACTCTCTTCTTTTCTCTGGATATTTTTCTGGATCTATTGGATTTTCTTCATTAGTAAATCTGTAACTATTTGTAGGGCAATAATCCATACTAATAATCTCACAAAACTCTCCATCTTTAAATTTACGTTTTGGCCTCCAATGTATTTGATTTACTGCACTAAATACTATGGTTTGTCCTGGGCCAAGGGTATACCTGGTAAAGTTTCCAGTATCATTCCAGTTTCCAACATATAAGTCCCACTCTATGTTTGTATCTGGACAATAATTAATTGTTACCAAGTTTTCATCTGCATCTAAATGTGGTGGTAATGCTGGACTGTTGTCCCCATAACCATATTTTAAGTTATAGTCTATATAGTTCCAATGGCATAGTGCTATATCTTTTTTGTATAATGGTTTTGCAATTTTATCTAGTACGGCTTCACAATCTTCTGGCATATCAAATTCAATTAAAACTCTTGACATGTTTTTTGCTATTTTAGGCTGAAACCTACTTTTAAATGGAGAATTTCTAATATATCCATCTTCTATTCTATCTCCTATAACAAATGGTTCAAGTTTACGATTTTCTTGAATTAAATTCATTATTCTTGACTTTTGATCTTCTGTAAATAAATTATCTACATAAAATGGCAAGGGCTTATTATATTTATCAAACCCAGTTAAATAATCATGAAGTTGAGCCATTTGTCCATCCCCCTGCATCAAAATATGCTTTGCGATAAGCATTAACCTTTTCATCCATAATCTTATTTAAGCCTTCTTCTTTTGGCCCAGAAGTTGGATCTGAGAAGTGGCAAAAAATCATCTCTACAAAATCACCATCTTTAAATAGGGTTGGTTTTCTCCAATGCACTTGGTGAGTTCCACTAAAGGTTACAGCCTGATTATCTTTTAAAACAAACTCCTTATCTGGCTCAACTACAAGTGGCCAACTAATGTTTGAACTTAATTGATAGTCAAATGTAAATCTGGGTTCCTTAAATGTTTCATCATAATGCGGAAATAATGATGGCTTAAAATGAAATTTTCCACAATTACTTGTTACATTTTCATATCTAGCAAAACAGTGTTCTGTTAATACTAAATTATCGTTTCCACTAACGAGACGGGCTACTTTGGTAAACTTTTTTACAACCTCTACTTCAAGTTGTATAAATAGGTTAGCCTGACAATGTTCCTGAACAAAGTTACCGCCAGTACTTCTAGAAATAGAGGCCCTTACAGAATCTATCCCATCCTGATTTAGTATATCGTCTACTATTACATTATTTTCATTATATTTCATTTTATACCTCCGTTATAGTTTTCTATAAAATCATAAATTTCTTTTTCTGAATATGCTGTATGCTCTATGTTTCTATTTTCTAATGCTATATGAAAAAACAACATTTTTACATATTCATCATCGTTCCATTGCTTCTTTTGTCTCCAATGATAATTTTTAGTTGTTATTATTCCTAAAGCGTCATTATTATTTAACTCATATAAATCTTTGTTAATTCCTATAGCCCAAGATGTATTTGCGTCTAGTTGATAGTCTAAGACAAAATCACTTTCACCTGGAGCATCTTTGTGTGGATTAAGATACGGATTACCACCGTATTTTTTATTATATTCAACATATGTCACACCAACAACGGATCTAACGTTTATTCCAAAATTAGATAAAATATCAGTTGCACATTTCTTTGCAGATAAAATAATATCATCATCAAGTTCTAATCTATCAATATCTAGTCTAGACAATAGTTCTTTTTTGATTGCAATAAATTTTTTATCACTTGGATATTGGTGGCCCATTTTTGAATCATACCATTCCACTATTTCACGATTTTCAAATTCTTTATTTATACTTTTATATATTCTTAAAATTTGCTCATCAGAAAAAATATTAGATTTAACAAGTGTCATATATATATTATACCCTATCAACCAAGGACTCTAATAGGTCGAACTCTAATATTACTAACCTAGTCTTTTTATTGCCTTCACCTAAAACAACAACTATTGCTGGGTCATTATTATTCCTAATGGCATCTGTAGTTGCCTTAGCCCATACATCTTGATTTAATGTAAATGACTTTTTATTTTCTTTAAAATCTATAGTAAAGTTATTCCAGGTAGCGTCTCCCTTTTTAATACCACGCCCAGAATTTTTATGTTGTTTAGCACCAATTCTTTTACTTTCATTCTTTTCGCTCATGGACCCTCTTTTTTTTATATCCTACCTTAAATAATTCAACCTCAGATAAATGTTTATCAGAACACATCCAAGATGCCATTCCAGTTGTAATATATATACGAATAGTCTTTACTTCTTTTTTGCATACTTTACAAGGAAATTTTCCTTCATAAATACTATACTTATCCACTAATCTTGGCCTTAATCATTTCTTGTAGATCTAAGTCCTCTCTTACTCTATTAACAAAACCATCTCTGCCTTGTACCTTTGTGCCGTCTGGCAATAAGTACCATGCTCCAGTTCTTTCAACTATTCCCATTAGTTCAGCAGTGTCAACAAGATCAGCGATAGCATCAATACCCAAAGTATCGCCTCTAAAATAGAAATCATATTCACCAGACTGAAAAGCAGGAGAAGTTTTAGAAAACTGTAACTCCCATCTAATCTTTCTACCAACTTTTTCTTCAATAGCCTTGTCACCAACATATATTTTTCCTTTCAATGCTTGATTTTCTGATTCAGAAGAAAATAATTTAATTACAGTAGATGAGTAAAACTTTGTTGCTTGTCCGCCAGTTGGCTGTTGACTTGTATACATTGCATTAATATTATTTCTTGACTGACTAATTAAAAGCAATAACGTAGGCTTAACTTTATTATTTGCATAGTTAAGCATTTTCCATGCATTACTAAAATCACGAGACTCTGCTCCAATTTGTTTAGTATTCTCTAATTGTTTTAACTCAGTAGAATCTTTTTCAAAATAGATAGCAGGAAGCAAAGAAGTAATTGAATCAACCACAATAATATCAACACCAGCCTCTATTAGATTTACTCCTACATCTACCATCTCATTGATTGTTCTAGCCTGAGACACTATTAATTTAGATGTGTCTACACCTAACTTAGCAGCCCATTCTTTATCATAAGACATTTCTGCATCTATCCAAGCACAGATCTTTCCTTCTTTCTGTGCCAAGGCAATTGTTTGTAAGCATAATGATGATTTAGCACTTGACTTGCTCCCCCAAACTAATACCTGCCTACCATATGGAAGTCCTCCATTAAGTGCACGATTAAGTCCATAACTTGGTGTTGCCGCATATTCTGTTTTTGGTACTTCGTCTCCAACTAAAATACTTTTTCTTAATTTAGGGTTTAGTTGTGCTATCACATCTTCAATACTAACCGACATTTATATCCTCCAATATAACAGTTCCGTCTTTTGTTTTTCCAAATTCAAATTTGTAAGCATGGCCTTCTTCAATTTTCATGTATGCCTTTGCGAATGCAGTAGGAAATACTGTTACCGAATGTAGTTCTCTAGATGTATCTGCAAGGGTTAAAGATGCCATCTTTTTCCCTGCCTTTGTTATTCTTGGTTTAAAAGAAACAACAAATAACTCTTCATCTTTATATGGTAACATTCTATAATTTAAAAATTTAATTAATGCTGCATCAGAATTCTTTATCTCGTCTACAGGAATAGCAGAAACAATTCTATTATCAGTACACAGTGCAATATAACTTCTTCCAGCCTCAATGGTAGTCTGTTCTTCATCAAATACACCTATGCTGCCAGTCTTATCTAAAATTTCTACACGACTCCAACCTTTGCCACGCTTAATGCCCTTTACCATTCCCATTAAAATGAAAGATCCCTTTTCTTCAAAATCTTCTACAGAATTTATAAAGGCATGATAATGCGATGGAACAGTTTGTGTAAATTCTGGCAATCCCAAATACTCATAAAGATTTTCACGAAGTTCGTTATCGTTTCTTGGATTGTCTGGAAATGTTGCAGCACCAATAATTCTTAATGCCTCAAGTGCTCGACTATTTACTCCATTGCCTTTGGTAAATGTAAAATCTCTAACTTCCTGAAAAGACTTAAAAGGTCGTGCCGATATATATCGTTCTGCAATTTTATCAGAGATAAACTTGATCCCCGACAATCCAAACCGAATACCCTTACCCTCAATTTTAAAATCAATATCCGAATCGTTAATGTGAGGTAGTTTAATGCTAATCCCCATTCTTTTCGCTTCAATAAGATATTCAGTTCTCGCATCTTTGTCCCTTTCATTTTTAAGCAATGAGTACATAAACTCAATTGGATAATAATATTTTAGCCATGCCGTCCAATACGAGAGCGTAGAATAAGCAACCGCATGAGACTTGTTGAACGAATAGCCCGCATGCGCCTCAAAGTCATGCCATAAATCACGAGCCTGATTAGGGCTAATAAACTTAGAAGCCCCATCAACGAAACGATCACGAAACGCATCAAACTCTCTAGCATCTTTCTTTTTACCAATGATCTTACGAACTTTATCGGCCTCAGACCAAGACATTCCTCCTAGTTGAACGCAGGCCTGCATAACCTGCTCTTGGTATAGGATACACCCATATGTTTCTTCGGTGAATGGTTTCATAGTTTGATGTAGATAATTTACTGCTTGTCTGCCGTGCTTTCTTTCAATATAGTCTTTGCCAATGGTATTCATAGCGCCTGGACGCACAAGAGCATTTGAGGCGGATAACTCTGCTAGATTTTTTACACCCATCTTTATAAGAAGGTTTGTATATGGGGTTGCTTCACATTGAAATACACCCTTTGTATATCCCTCAGAAAGCATCTGATATACTTTTTGATCTTCCATATCAATTTTTAGCAAATCAATCTCAGTACCTTCTCGCTCTTTAATTATTTTAATAGTGTCATTAATAACACTTAATGTTTTAAGTCCAAGTGCGTCAATTTTGATGAGTCCAATTTTTTCAGCCTCTTCCATGTCCACTGCCACAACAGGAATGCGCTCATCGGAACCAGGAGAATTACGTGTCTCCATCGGTGCGTACCTAAAAATAGGATTTTTACTAGTGACAACACCAGCAGCGTGTATGCCAGTACCTCTAATGCGACCACGAAGTTGTTCGCCATATTGTTCTACCTCTGGATATTTCTCTCTAAACCATGCAGTGGTTTTTGAAGTACAATACTCATCCCAAGTATCTACCAACTTCAAAACTTTATTTACATCTGCCAATGGAATATTTAATGCACGAGCAACATCTCGTACTACGCCTTTATCTTTAAATTCTAAGAATGTTGCTATAGATGCAACATGCTTGTATTGTCTAACAAGATAGTCTTTAACTTCATCACGACGAGAATCTTGAATATCTGTATCAATATCTGGAAAGTCATTACGCTCAGGATTAATAAAGCGGAAGAACAAAAGACCATGCTTTAGTGGATCAATATCGGTAATTCCTAGTGCATAGCAAAGCAGTGAGCCAGCAGAGGATCCACGGCCTGGCCCAACCATGATGCCTTCTTTCTTTGCCCAGGAGATCATACTTTGTACGACAAGAAAGTACGGACCAAACTTTTTATCTTGAATTACTTTTAGTTCTTCTTCAAGTCTGTCTAAATATTCCTGATTATTATTAAGGCCTTTTTCTGCCAAACCAGTCATAGCCAATTCTTTTAATTGTTTATCTGGATTTTTGTATTGTACTGGAAGAAGATTTAAACCATCTTTAATATCATAGTCTTCAATCTTATTAGCAAGTTCAATAGTATTTTCATAAATATCAGTTCTAAAAATTGCCTGCTTTTCCATAGCAGCCTGAATTTCTTCATATGAAAGAAGATGAATATCAAACTTATTAAATGACATTTGTCTATCTGCGCCGTATAGGTAATCAAGACGCTTCATTAGGTCCCCTTGCTTTTTGGACTTTTCATATGTAGCATCTTTTTGAATTTTATTTGAATATGTATTAAGAATAAGTTTTAGTTCTTGGATTTCTTTTTGTGATGGATCTACGTGATGGCAGTCTGGAGTTACAATAGGCTTAACCTTAAACTCATCTGCTAACTGTAAAATTGTTTGGTTGATTGATTCATCATTATGTGGCATTACTTCAAGATAATAGTCATCGCCAAATTCTTCTTTAAACCATTTAATATATTTCTTTGCCATGCCAAGTTCGCCAAGTTCAATAGACTTAGCAATAATACCGCTTGGGCATGCGGAAGAAACAATAATGCCTTCTTTATATTTAGAAAGAACTTCAAAGTCTATTCTCGGCTTTTTATAATAACCTTCTGTCCAAGCAATTTCATTTAACCTATTTAAATTTTCTAAACCTACCTTGTTCTTGGCTAGAAGAATTATGTGGTTGTAAACCATATCTAATGGGGTGGTTCGATCTTCTTTGTCTCTTCTATCAAATCGATCCTCACACATATATCCTTCTATGCCAAGAATAGGCTTAATACCACTTGACTTAGCAGCACGATACATTTCTCTGTGGCCAGAAAGGGAGCCATGGTCTGTAATCGATATTGCTGGCATACCCAATTTTGTAGCACGATCTACATATTCAGACGGCAACCCAATGCCATCGAATAATGAAAAGTGGGTGTGTAAATGCAGTGGTACGTAATTCATCTACTACCAGTCGATGTTTGTCGCTGAGGTAGAAGATGGAGAATCAAAGCCTAAGTAAAATGCCTCTTGTTCCGCATATGGAACACGACGCAATGCTTTCTCCAATGGGTATGGCTCGATGCCCTCCCAATTAAAAGGCTCTTTATCTGGGGCCGATGGAATCAAAGTATATGATGTTTCAGTTCCCTGACCATTACGCTTTAACTTCCATGTTAGGTTTGAGATGCTTCCTGTTTCAAGTGCATACTCACGAATAGTATTAAACGAAGATTGCTTGCTTACGCCCATAGACCAGATAGCAACATAAGGCTTATCTTCAATGCCATCATCTACAAGCACATTGCAATAGAAACGTAGACGGCCACGCCACCCACTGTTACCTTTTGGATCCTTACGATACATTTCTTCTGCCCAGTCACGGCCCTCTGTATCTAGAGTATCTACAGCCTTACGCTTATAGTCTTTTGGATTTGTATGTTCTTTAACAACAAGTGCTAGTCCACGCTTGTCGTTATAGTTTGCTGAGTCTTCATCTAATTCTTCAATGAATCTGATCTTAACTGCTTGTCCATCTGCCAACTTTAGCCAACGGACCTTTGGTGCGCTTTCATCTGTTTTCTTGTCGAGCAGGGCATTAATGTTTTTGAGTCCCTTAATAACGCTCATAGTTTTCTCCTTTGTTTATTATATTATATACTAGCAAATTTTGTTTGTCAAGTAATTGAGTTATATTTATTAAAATACTCTTCTATCTCTATTCCTTTAAACTCTTTTGCTTCTTTATACAGTTTATCATATGCTTCTCTTGTTTGCAAATTAGAAACTGTATTATTTTTATTAAATTGTCCTGTTCCAACATAGGTTGTCATCCAAGACTGATATCCAAATGTTTTATTATTATTTTTAATAATAAAATCAGATATACAATTATCATCTAATTCAGATAACACTATTTTGGCATATTCTGGAATAACATTTTTTTGTTTAAAGTTTTTCCAAAAGTCTGTGTCGTCTCTATCAGTTAAATAATGAATATATATAAAACCTAATAATTCTTTATTTTTTTCTAGTATTTTATTGTTATATTTTTCTATTACTGAATAATCTTTTTCTTCTATAAATTTATTTAAAAATTCATCAGATATAAAAAGACTCATCATATAAATTGTTAGCATAATTGAGGTTGCATGTAATGGTTCAAAAAATCCAGATGCCAGTCCTACCGATAAACAATTTTTAATCCATGGTTGTTTATAATATCCTGAATTAAAATCAAAATGATTTACTATTTTTATATCTTCTTTTTTAAATAATTGATATATTTCTTCTTCTGCTTGCTCTTTATTTATATATGAGGGATCATAAACATATCCACATCCATACCTATGCTTTAATGGCGTCTTCCAAACCCAGCCATATTTCATTGCAATTATTTCAGTACATAAGGAATAATTTTCATCTTGTGGTAAAAAGAATGCCAATGCTTTTGTGCACGGTAAACTTTCAGACGTATCTACCCATTCTGATTGCAAATGTTTTCCAACAACTAAATTTTTAAAGCCTGTTGCATCTATTACAAAGTTACAGTCGTAGGCTCCTTTTTCTGTATGCACCACACTTATGTTGCCATCAAATTCTCCAAAATATGTAAATACATCATCAACAACCTTTATTCCACGTAACTCGGAATGTTTTCTAAAAAATTCAGCAAGTTTAATTGCATCTAAATGCCATCCTATATAAGGCCAGGTCAATGTATTTTTTTCTGTGGCAGCCAAGCCTTTATTTATTTCATCAAGTGTTTTACCGTTAAACATTAACTCCATGGAAGCATTTTTAAAATTTGTTAAAATTATTTCTCTATTGTCTTGAGTATCGGCAACATAGTTTGTTAATGGATGGAAGTATGATTTATTGCTTTTAGACCATCCTGTAAATCTTATTCCATTTTTTAATGTTGCCCCTGTATGCTCTATAAATTCATCTAGTGGCAACTCTAACTCATCAAAGATATATTTAAAATTTGAAGTTGTTCCTTCTCCAGCACCTAAAACACCTATTTTAGAACTATCAATTATTGTAATGTCAGAGTTCTTATATTTATGCTTAATAGTAAGTGCTGCTAAATATCCAGCAGTACCGCCACCAATAACTACTATCTTCATAGAATTAAGCCGAAATACTTAGCAATATAAATAATAGCAAGTATAGACCACAATATATTAAACCATATGAGGGTTGGTATTGTTTTTACTGTTGAAGACCAGATCAAGCCGATGCTTGAAACTAAAGCAAAAATATACAGCCACCAAATCTCTTTGCCGAATAACAATCCAGGAAATATAATTGATGCTTTTGCAACAAATGCAAAAAATTCTACAGTATTTGCTTTTGTCCAATATTCTTTATGGCCCATTGTTTTTAATGCTTGTAGCCATTCCATATTATTTTTTTTCATTTTAATTTAAAAGAGAGAGGATAGATTTATCAAAATCATGATTTAATTTCATTATCTCTTCATCCTCCATTTCTCCGATATCCTTATATCTAGAATCTATATTAATGATAGAAATACTAGAGCCAAATCTTTTAATAAGTCTATCTTTCATATTTGAACCAGCCTCGTCATTGTCTGCAATAACAATTATATCAGAAAAATATTTTTCAAGTAGGTCTAACTGCTTAGTAGATACATTAGCACCTAAAGTTGCTACTGCTGGAAACCCTACCTGATCTAATCTTATTGCATCAAAAGAAGATTCAACTACATAAACCTTAGATGCAGTCTTTACTCTATTTAAATTAAACAATAACTTTGACTTAGGAAGTTTTGGAGTATTTTTAAAGTCTTTGCCTTCTATAGATCTTGCAACAAATCCTACACATAATCCTTCATGATTATGCACTGGAATAGATATCATATCTTGTGTTTCAGAATATCCCAATTTAAACTTTATTACAGAGTCCTTTGTAATTTTTCTTTTAACAAAATATTCTTTTGCTCTTTCAGAAACAAGAGCCTGTTCATGTAATCTTTGAACTATAGAAAAATCAAACTCTGTCCACTCTTCTTTTTCTACTAATTTAGAATTTATCTCAGATAAAATATCTACCTCAACTTCTTTACTTTTGATAAATCTAACAGATTCAAAATATGTCCTGTTTGAAAAATGCATTACCAACTCTATTAGGTCTGCAGTTTTTCCACAAGAAAAACAAAAAAATAAACCACTATACTTATTTATTTCTCCAGCAGGGGTTCGATGGTTTGCATGAAATGGACAAAATACTATATACTCAGACTCTGATTCTTTTTCTACAGTTACGCCAGACCCTGAGAGTACTCTTTTAACTTGGCTGGCTGTGTATAAATTGGTCTGGTTCCGTCTATCCCTAGTATCCATTCTGCCTTTTTTCTCCCTATATATATTCCATATACGCTTAATGCAAATTCAAAATAATTTTTTTGTTCATTATAAGATAATGTAAATTCTGGATCAATATCAAATCTTGGAGCATATCCAGATAGGCGCATTTCTGATACCAGTAATCTGATATATTCTTGCTGCAGTCTGTATATGGCTGAGTCATCTGCTATGATTCCGTCTAGCCCAAACCGCTTTATCGCCTTGTGCGGAAATGTTTCCATGTTGCATATTATACTGACTTATCTTCATAATCCTTATACCTATAATATCCCTTGTCAAAATCAGCCTGAACTAAGAATTCTCCCATAAAACCGTTACGATTCTTACGGAATACACATTCAATAATATCGCTATTATTCCCTCTACCCAACGCAAGCACCCAGTCGGCATCATAAGCAATTTGGCGTGACCATGCGGTTTGACCAAGGGTTGGTACGGTTTCAAGTTTAGTAACGTCATCTGGAGTAGCAGAGGAAATAGCAATAATTGGTACCTCTTCTGCAATTGCCATTAATTTTAATTCACGAGATAGATTTTTCATACGAATAGTTTCGTTATCAGACTTTTGATTTGGAGACATTAACTGCAAATAGTCAACAATAACAAAGTCTGGTTTATATTGATCAATCTTTCCTCGTAAAACTAATGGCGTAATATCGCCGCCAGTATCATTAGATATAATATGAAACTCTGGTTTACCGCTAACATGTTTAGTATGCCAAGACTTTAACATATCCATCTCAACCTGTCCAGCACTTAACTTTCTATGAGACCATACTCCCTCGCCCATAATTGCAAATACACGATTGCGAACTTCTACTTCAGACATTTCAAGACTTATGATCATTGGGCTACGACCCTGTTTCCAAGCCTGTACGGCGAAATAGAGAGACAACCATGACTTTCCTATGCCTGGATATGCAAGAAAGACTCCTAACTGCCCTGGCATGATCCCAGACGGTAAATAATTATCAAATCCTGGAAGTCCAGTTTTAATTCCTAGTGCTCCAGCCTCTTGCTGCTTCTTTAAATTTTCAAAATATGCAACAGCAGAATCTAAATCTGTCACATCAATATCACGAATTGCTGCTGTATTTTTCCTTAGTTCTGCAGTTTTTGTAATTAAAGATTCAAGTGCATCAATGCCTTGTCCGCCCTGCACATCTGTTGCAGCAGATCTAATAATATCTTTAAGACTATTTGTAAGGTATTCTGCCTGTAGTTCTTCTAAATGATGCTTAGTAGATCCTATATTATCAACTAATTCAAAATCTCTAAATTTTTCTATAACTAATTCTGTTGGAGGCACTGTGGCATTGTGCTCATAATACTTTCTAATAAACTGCCATACATCTACGTGTGTAATTAAAATGTTTTCTATATTTGCTTGTAGTAAAACATGGGCTTGCTTATCTTTTAATACGGCTGAAATTAATTTGGATTCTGTATTATTCATCCAACCACTCCTTAGCCTTTTTCCTGCGCTCTGCTCTATCTTCTATATCTTTTACATATTGCTGCTTTGCTTCTAGTATATCATGTGCTATGTATGCAAAATGATTCCATGTTGGATTTTCTGTTACATCAAAATAATACTCTAGTAGTTCATAGCAAAGATCAAGTCCATAGGACTCGATAAGTGCATCAGCAGACCACTGCTCAACCCACTTATTGTATTGTGGCTTCTGTCCTAGTTTAAACTTATAGTGTTTATCAAACCTACTTAACAGAGCCAGTCGCTTCTGTTTGTCTGTCACACTAATTGCTTTCTTCTAGTTCAACCTTTGCTTCTGAGATTTTTTCTGTTAATTTGTCTTCAACAAATTTGTATACACGTTCAAAAGCCTGATCTGTATTTTCTCCATCACGCTTTGAATCTACAACGCCTAAATCTAATCTTAATGATTGAAAGTTTCCAAGATTGATTGTATAGCCAAGCGTTACTGATACTTTAGTATCGTCCATTTCATACCCTTCTGTTATATTGACTCTGACCAAATTGGTATAAACCTACCGTCTTCGGTCTTCGTATATGTAAGTATACCATCTCCCATTCGTCTGGTCAACTCAGCCTTTGTTGGAGTGATATCATTTGTTATTAAATTATCTTTTCTTGGTCTACCAATATGGTACGTAGCCAGTATATCACGAATCTCTCTAACTTGCGATTCAGAGTAATAAGATCTTACTTGCCATCCACGCTTACCGTCTTTTTGTGCTCCAATAGGATTTGGAATAATTCCACGTTTCATTAATGTCGGCATATATTTTCTATGTCTATTGACAAGATCTGCAGTTTCTGATACAGTATATGCTCTTTCTCTTTTATTTTTAAATTCTTTTATTAAACAACTTTCAGTTTTATCTTTTGTTATATTATAAATTGACATTATGCCATTTGATCTGTTATAATGAATAACCCTAACTAAATTTTTATTTAAAAACCAAATTTTTTTACTTCCTACAATTACAGGGGAGAGGTTGTAATCTTCGCTCGATCTAATTCCTTTTTTAATAGCCATCTGCCTTCCTCTGTCTCAGACGGTGGATGAAAAAATCTTCTTGATCCACAAATAAAACAATATATTTCTACATGAGAAAGAGAAGTAAAAACTCTGTCTATCATCATATATCTTGAACATTTTTTACATCTAATCATTAATTGGGCATACCGACGATAATTAAATTAACGCCAATAGAAACATCTCCGCTAGAGTTAAAGTTAACAACGCCATCTACCTTTGATGTTGTAATACTTTTTATTACAACTGAAACATTTTTACCTGCTTCTGTTCCGCCAATATTTATTGGAGTAGCAGTTACTATTGGAGCAAACTTAAAGTCTGCTGCAAAACTATAAGAAAATGGTTGCTGACTTCCTACACTTTGATTTGAACTTTTAATAACATCTGTATATCCTGCAATAATTCTAGTTTCAGAAGCCTTAGCATTTTGAGATACGCCTCCAGGAACATCTACTGTGACATATTTATATATTGCTGGTGAAACCTGAAGTGATAACTCATTAATTGCATTAGCAATTTGATAAATATATGAAACATCAAGTGGTTGACCTAATTCTGGTAATGGTATTTTTGCCATGATTCCTCCTGTCTAATTATATCAGACTTCCCTCATTTTCAAATAATGTTGCATTGCTAAATTTTTGTAGAGGAATTGTCTTTGTTTGAATTGCAACATTTATATATTCTTTGTCTGGTGAATATACTATAGAATAATTTGTTTGAGATGTTTTTGAATAATAATTCCAGTTTCCGTTGTTCCATTTAACATATATATAGTATTCCTCAATATTTGTTTGAGGTTCCCATGTTAAATTAATAACACGATTAGTTGTATCAATTATTAAACTATTTAAAATTTCTACTGGAGTATCTTCAGCAATTATTTTATATACTGGAGACCAGTGGGAAGTTCTATTTTTATCTTCAGAAATAAACCTATACTTTAAAATATATGTTTTATTATCTCCAAAAAATCCTGGCAACTTAGATTTAGGTATGATAATTTTTTTAATACCTTGATCTGGTGTCGACATTATTGCACATCCATTGCAAATCTAAACTCTATATAGTTTGTAGTATTTGCAGCCTTAATGATAGTTGCTGCATTAGCATTTTTTAAAACAGTATACCCAGTTAATCCATAAACTGGATTTGTTGTAGAAATATTTTCAAACCTAATTGCATCTAATCCAACATAAAAATCTGAAGACGGTGCGTTATTATTAATTATTGTTGTATATATTTTTACAATACTAACATTATTCCATGTGAAACCTGTACTTTTGTATAGTTCTTGTAACTCTTTTGTTATTACATAATATCTATTATTTGCAAAATCATAATCATTTGCATTCATTACTACCTCAAATCTAGCCCACTGACCAGAGCCAGACTCGTCTGTTTCAGAAAACTCTAATAATATACGTACTTCATCTGGAATAATTGATGGATCTGGATCTTTATTTATTATACTAAATGCTAATTTAATTTGATCGGTTGGTATATTTTTATTAAAATCCAAGGATGTTCCCAATAAATGTATATGATCTGATTCAGAATTTATTTGTAAATGATTGTCCGATACCGTTAAATTTGCTGAATCACCCCTCATCATAACTATATTATTAAAGAATCTTGCTCGTTCATATCTAGATGTCCTATTGGAATCAGTAAATACAACATTGTCTGAGTTTGTCTGAAATGCTTTAAGAGTTTGGTCTATAGTATTGTTTGCTCCTAAAGGCTCATAAATCACATCTAATTTAGTAGAAGATGTTTGATTATGATATTCCCAGTTTTCATTTACAGTAAAAGCAAACAAAGATCTAGAATCATACGCTCCAGCAGATGGATTGGCTCCAGCAGAATATATTCCAACTTCTGATATTTCATATCTTTCGTCAGTAGGCAACTCTGCAGTCAACACAATTTTTTCTACTCCGCCGTCATTAACATATCCTCTTGAAACAATAGGAACTCTAAACATTTCAAAATCTAAACTTTCTTTATTTGAATAATCTGCAAATGGCTGAGTAGTATTTAGTGGTTTTGCTCCGCATCCTACTGCAATATAAGACGCATAGGCAGGGGCCTGCCCTATAAGATATTTGGCTAAAATGCCTTTTCCAATGTTAGTAATCATATTTACACCTCATATATTGTATCATCTAATACTATCCCGTCAGATATGATAGAGACCTCTACTTGTTCATCTTTGGCTAAATTAATAACATTAATTATTAAATCACCAGTTTCTTCATCAATATATACTATAGAGCAGTTTGGACCAGTGCCACATTCTGGTATTTTGCTAGAAAAATTGATTGGAAATTGTTTGAAATAGTTTGAATCTATATCTTGTAAGCCTAAAATATTTTGTGGATTGTATTGAAAATATACACTACTTAAATTTTTAATTGGCTGATATAAAATGTTCTGTCCGTTAACCAAATCTGATCTTACTATATTAATTAATTCTTGGCCTCCTATATTTTCAAATATAAGATCTGTCATTATATCTACTGGAAGGGTATCATCTTTAAATAAGATTAGGTCAGTTGTTGCAGGCTTTACACTTCCATCTACTGTGCCATTTGGGTATAATACAGTTGGGTCATCTGGTATTGCATTTAATCCACTTATATAGTCTGCAAACTCTTGAAGTTGTGCAGCACTAGTTACCCTTTTTGCACTGCCATTTTTCCAAGACATCTTTTCTTCGTGCGTAGGGGCAATTGGATAATCATCATAAACTATTTTTCCGTCGCCAGTAAAATATACCATCCTACACCTCACTTAAATATAGTGTCATATTGGGACCACCTATATCCTTTTGATAGTCTATATTATAAACTACGAACTTTGACTCTGGAGAAACAATAACATCTAGATTATTTTCATTTTTATATTCTATATTAACTATATCTCCTAATTGTATAATTGGCAAATTAAATACTTTAAGCCCTACACTTTTTCTTGGTTTCATAATTTTTTGTATGATCCAAGACATTAGGTCTTTTGCGTCGTCTTCAGATTGGATATATGGTGGCTCTATAGAAAATTCTTTTTTACCATATGTTAATCTACTTGTTTTTATTTTATCAAAATCTTGTTGTGTTTTAATTGGTGAAATAATTAAACCATCTTTACCAATTTCTGGATCAGAAAAGTTACTATTTTTAGCAAAATAATTATCTACCGTTAACTCATTTTCTGATTGTTGTGTAAATGTTATTCCCTGTATTCTCAAATAGTTTCCGCTAGTTTCATCTAAATTAATTGCAGTATCTGTAGAATTAAATATTAAGAATTCTGCTCCGTATGAACCAGCCCTAAAACCAGATACAGTATATCCTTTAATTCTATTAAATGTAGGAGATAGTTGTGCGTATAATGCTGGAAATGCCTTATCATATCTAATTTTTAAATACGCTGCTTCTCTCATTATGCTTCCAAACTCTTCAAAATAAATATTAAACTTAGGAGGTTGGCTTGGACTGATTCCAGAAAGATACGTTGATTGAATAATTCCAGACATTGCATATTTTCTAAATGACTCATTTGCATTAATTTCGTTATCTCCAAACGCTGCTGACACTGGAGTGTCTAATGAAAAAACAGTGTTTTGACTATAGTTATTAGTTAATGCATATATATTTTCAAACATACATTTTGACCCGCCACGTACAAATAAAGCCATATTATTATAAATTGGAGTGGGTGCCTCGTCATCTATAATTCCTACTATTTGATTATTAATATATAAGTAAAATTTTCTAATAGATCCAACATCTTGATATTCTACTGCTAAATCATATACTGTTGGATTGTCTTCGCCCATTAATCTTGACTGTCCAGTAAAATTACCGTCGTCCACAATTATATTTGTAAATCCGCCCCAAAGTTTTATTGGTATTGCCTTACCTTCTGGATCAGACAAAACTTTATAGAAAACTACATTATGAAGATTTTCTGCTGCAGTTGAGTATTCACTAACATTCTTTTCTGTTAAAGATATAATTTCAAAATAATATCCAACATTAGTGTTTGGGTTTAGTAAAACAGCAATACCCCCAGAACCACCAGATATATTAAGGCTTTGATTAGGCTGTGATCCAGGAAGTACATAATACGGTGTGGAATTTAATGGTGTCTGTCCACGTGTCTCACTTGATTCAATTTTGCCAACAATTCTCATTCTTGTTCCAAAATGCTTATATCTATTATCTAATGCTTTGTATTGATATGATAAAAAGTCAATTGGTTGTTCTGTATTTGGAAATGACGGGCCAGACATTACTAATGCTGAGGACTGAACGGACCCAGTTTGTGTAGACTTTATGGTATTATTTTGTGTTTCTTTTGTAAAGGATGTAGATAAAAAGTTTTTAATAACTCCAGTTCTTTTGTTTTCTTTAGATCTAATATTATTTACTCCAGCAGGACCCTCTCCTAATACTATCTGTTCTCCTAAACTATTTACTAATTCATCTTTTCCTTTTGCTATATATTCTAAGCCAAAAAGATATTTGCTATCCATGTCCATTCCACGTACATACAGATCATTACTCCAGTATGAATCTAGTCCAGCCTTGTGAGAAAGTATTGGCGTTCCAAACTGACCTCTTCCATGTCTGGAAACATTGCCATTTTTCATAACAGTTCTTCCGTTTATATCTTCATATTTTGGTTCAGAATAAATACGAACCAATCCAGTAGGATATATTTTTCCATTAAATGTTAGTTTACCCATATAGTTTTGATATTCTTGATTACTGCTAATCCAAACGTTTCCAACAGCACCTACTGTTGTTGTTGTAAAATTAATTTTTCCATTACTATCTTCTGTTGTGATTATTTTTTCTGCTCCAGGAATACTGTATTGAACTGCATCAAATCTTATAATTTCTCCATTTGCATAAAAATATCCTGCGTGTCTACCTAGCCAATAAACTGCCTCTCCAAGATCTATTGTATTGTTTGTTATTTGATTTCCAACTACGAATGGAACATTTTCAGATAAATCAGAGTTTAATGGAATAGCAGATAGGCTATAGGCAGATTGACTTTGAGCCTCTCCATTGATTGATCTTAATGGCGTATCCCCAGTTACCTCCCATAAGAGAACTGGTTTGTATATCCAATTTTTTGCTGCAGCCTCATTGTCTATCATGCTTGCTTGTTTAATTGTTCCATACGATCTTTGAATATATCTTGACTTATAGTTAATTTTTCCATCATTAAAAACATTTTTATCGCTAGAGGCTATGTCTACAATATTAGTTAATTTAATATTTTTATTTTTATTTCTTATTTCATTATCTTTAATGAAATCGTTTGATCCATAAAAAGTAAATTGTATATCTCTTTCAGAGTCTGAGGGAAGCATATAATTTTTACTCATCATAACAAAATTATTATATTCATCAAAAAACATTGCCGTTTGTGTAGATACTGCTAAATCATTTAAAACTTCGGCTACAGTTTTGTCTGGACCAATATAAAAAAATGGAATTATTAATTCTTTTTCTCCAGAAACTCTTTTAAAGGTATAGTTAGAAAATCCTACAGAGTCTAAAAGAAGTGATACAGCATAACTTAGTGAGACATTAGTAACAAGTATTTGTGGTGCAAGAATTGATTCAAAATAAAAGTATAAATCTCTTAACTCTAAAGTTACCTTTCTATCGTTTGGATTATATTTTGGAAATGCATCACAATATAATGTTTTTATTGGAACCATATAGTCATATCCATTAACATCAACTATGATGTCATAAAATTTTAATTGTATATTATTAGACAAATATTTATATATAATGCTTCCAGTATTATTCTCATTAAAAGCATCATCATAGTCAAATATAGATAATGATCCTACAGATGCCAACAATTGACCTACTGGCATTCCACTGTTGCCTAAATCAGATGCTGATTTTTTAACTGAAAAGCCAGTTACCTTGTCAGAAATATCTGCTACTAGTCTTGGAGACATTTCTATTAAATCAAATGTAGAGTTAACTTTATTCATTGTATCAAGTACAACCCTTATTCCTTTTATATTTTCAAATTCTCTATATACTTGTCTATTGTCTGTATTTGATTTAAAAGATATGGGGTTTGTTAAGTCAGTTACAAAGTTAGTTAATCTAGTTACAGTTTCTTCTTCTAAGTACCAGCCATAAGTGGGGGTGAATGTTTCCCATCCACCATTAAACCAAATGTGGTACAGTCCCAAATCGTCATCATTATTTTTAACTAAATAAGCATATCCATTGATAGACTCTTTAGGTAAGAATGATTCGCTATAATATTCTTCTGCACGAATAAATACTTCTTTGTATTTTTGTGGCACCTTTAATCCATATGCTAACTCTACGTATCCGTCATCTTTTATTATTGATGTACCGTCACTTCTTCTAGAGTTAGCATCAAACTTAATTGCATCAATCCATTCATTTTGTTTTAGATATTGAATTTTCCATTGAACTGGTGTTGTTTTATTATTGTCTCCATACAGTGGGTCAGGGAAAGATCCAGCCTTTCCTGAAAAAGGACCTAAATCTACTGACCCAACATTTGTTTGCATTTTAATTACTATTCTGTTTGCTGGCACAGGATCTGAATAAACAACAAATGGACAGGCATCATCTATAAAGTATTGACCGCCTACTTGCTTATTTGCTATGCCAAAAACTGAGCCTGATTCAGTTCTGTATGAAGTCCAATATTTAAAGTTATCATTTTTATCTGCCATATAATATCTAGGTCTATTGGACATGTTTAAATTTGAATGATGTAATCTTTTCCCTGGAATATAAGAGGCTTTATTTATACCAGATCTTGGCCTAAACTTTTTAAAACAATCTTCTAACGAATACAACATTTTATTTTTTGTGTTTTGTGCCAATAAAAACCATGGTTGTTCGTTGTCTTCTGGATCAATTCCTCCATCAATTTTTATATCGGCATCTGTTGCACCTGTATAAAAATTTCCTATATCATTTACATCAAATGTATTTGGAATAAGTTTATATTTTTCAGAATTAGAAAGTGTTGGTCTATATCTATAGTTACCAATTCTAAAAATATTATTAGCAATATTCATATTCCATTCTAGAATAATTGCAGATTGTGTTTTAACTGTACTTGAAGATTCAAGATGATTTTTTAATTCTTCGTTTTGAAACATTATACTTCTTCCAATGTAAGGTTTATATTCCAAAAATCAAAATTGGTTCCGCCTCTTTTAATTACAGAATAGGTAAAATCTGTAAAATACATCTGTATTAATTGACTATATTGTGGTAAATGTGCGTATGAATTATTATCAATAAGTCCCTCATCGTTTTTAAAATTTTTATAATTATCATATGATAAATAAACCCAAAATGGTCCTTGATGATTCTCATACCAGTCTAATATTTCTACCCCGCCTGCACCGCCGTCAGTTGTAAACTCTAAATTATTATCATTGAAGTGCGGTGATTTTCCAGTCGTTGGATTAAACTCTGGCGTTTGAAAATAAGATCTAGAAGGAAGCATTTCCCATGATGTAGTTATTTGTAACTTATCTGCTATATGATAAGACCTCATTCGGCCATTAATCATTCTTTCTCTTTTTTCAATTCTGGTAGGCTTAAAATTAATTTCTCCTCTATTGTCATCAGATAAAATTAAAAATTGATCATATAATCCTGTGTCAGTTTCACTACCTACATCTTGACCAATTTCTAATCCATTTGGTACATATATCTTATTTCCTCCAGGAGTTAATTCTACTAGCGTTCCAGAATTTTCAGACCATAACATTCCTTGTGGTCTTTGATATCTTCTTCTGCCTGTTATATAACTTGCTGTAGCCATTATCCTGCTATACTCCTAATTCTCTTTGAATCTACCTGACGAATCTGAGTCATAACTGCTCTTGCAATTTCATCAGGGTTTGCATCAGATCTTACATTAACTGCAATACTATAATTATACACTGAAGCATCAGAAATATCTCCATTATTAATTGCTCTCATTTTATCTACACCGTACGCATTAACTGCATACTTGCTCATAATAAATTCTCCAGGAGTTAGCATAGATGGAACAACATCAGTTCCTATTACTGGTCCGCCAACAGCAAATCTTTTAATTAATCCTCCAGAAGATTTTCCTCCAGGCCAATTAGCAAATTGATTAGCAGCAGTAGCATTTCCGCCAAATTTCTTTATATCTGCTGCTGCCTTAGCCTTTGCTGCTGCATCTGCTGCTGCCTTAGCCTTTGCTGCTGCTGCGGCTGCTGCTGGTGAAGATGCCATAACCTTAGTTGCTAAATCAACAACCTTTTTGTCTTGTGCTGCAAGACTATGTCCAAAATCACTAGGAGTTAAATTCTTTTTACTATCATTAATAACTTTTTGACTTGCTGCTGCTAAGGCTCCACCAAAGTCACTAGGAGTTGCTCCAGCAGTTTTTGATTGTGCAACTATCTTATCATAGGCAGCCTTTGCTGCTGCTCCAGGGTTAGCAATTTCTGCTACCATAGAGTTATATTTATTTTTTTCATCAACTAGATTAATTGCATTAATAACTTGTTGATCTCTTGCTGCAAGTAAGTGTCCAAAGTCGCTTGGCGTTGCTCCAGGCTGTAATGATTTAGCAACTGCAGAATCATATAATCCCTTTGCCTCATCTAAATACTGAGTAAATCCATTTTTAGGTCTTCCAGTATAGTCTGTTCCAGAGTCGGTTCCTGCTCCAGTTGCCTTTGGTTTTCCATTATTATTACCCGATCCATCTGAACCGTCTGAACCATCTGAACCGTCTGGGTTGCCATCTCCACCGTCTGGAGTGCCGTCTGGGGTGCCATCTGGAGTGCCGTCTGGAGTGCCGTCTGGAGTGCCTCCAGTTGAACCTCCAGTAGATCCTCCATTTTCATAAATAGTTATAATTTTATGCGTCGTTGTTATTATTTTCCCATCAAGTGACAACCAATACTTAATAATATCTTCAACAACATCGAGTGCAGCCTGTATGGCTTGCATATATTCAGCACTAGAAGTTCTTGCTAAATCAATTCTATTTTTTATTTCTTCCCATTCTAATTTAGACTTACCGAGAACTGTTAAAGATTGTATTAATTCTCTCTTTTTTGCCTCTTCAATACGAACTCTTTCTTGCGCTGGCTCAAGTTCTTCTTCTTCAATTTTAAATATTTCGGCACGTAGTTTTTTAATTTGATCTTCAATTTGTGCACGAGTATATCCTTTATCATTTCTTACCTGTGCTAATTCATTTTCTTTGGCAGCCTCAAGTAATTTTTGTTGATCGTCTAATGCTTGAGTTGCTTGTTCTGCTCTTAAATCTTGTGCTGCTCTTGCTGCTGCTGCAATATCTCCTTGAGAAAGAGCATCAGCAATTGTCAGTTGTCCTTTTTGTTGTTTTGATATTCTTTCATTAATTGCACGTATCTCATCTAATGCCTTAAATTTAGCATCATACTTTTCATTAATTTTTTCTTCTTGATCTTCAATACCCTTAAGGCTTGCTTCCCAATCATCAATTTCGTAATTAATTCCAGCAATTTTGTCTTGTGCTTTTTCTATAATATCTTGATCTTTTAATGTTGTAAATTGAAAACCTAACTCTATCTTTGTTTCCATAACAGAGAATTTTTCCATAGCCTTATCGTAGCCTTTTTGGAAAACTGACTCTTTAAACTCTATTGAATTAAGAACTTGGTTTAATCTTGTTTTAAATTCTTCAAAAAGTTTTGGATCATTAATAACTGAATCCCATCTTGACATTGCATCTCTTAATGTATCATCGCTTAATATAGCATCTGCCTCAAGCCAACTCCAATTTTGACTGGTTGCAGCCTTTGCCAAATTACTTCTTGCAAGATCTTCTTGATTTTTAGAATCAATATCTTGTTGAATTGCTGTTTTTTGTTCAGCATTTTTAGACAATGTCTTAACTTGTTTTAATAATTTAATTAATTTTTTTGCTGCTTCAGTATTACCTTCTGCAGCAATCATTGCAGCAAAGGCTTTATCTGCAATTAATTCTTGCGTGTCTGCATAACTTAGGCCAGCATCTCTTAGTATTTTGTATGCGTCAGATTGATCTTGAAGTTCTTGTTTTTGTTGTTGTAGTTTAGATGAATAGTCTCCAGCAACTATACCATTTAATACTTCTTGTATTGTTTTTGCATCTCTTTTTAGAGCAATAATGTTTCCTTTATTATCAAATTCAAATAATGACTTCTTTCTTTTTTCATATTCTTTAGGGTCCATTCCTACAATAAACTCTATAAGATTTCCTTTGCCACCAAGTCTAGCGATGTCCTGCTCTATACCGCTAAACATTTCTAATCTCTTCTTTCCGCCAAATAACTGATCTAGTGTTTTCATGGAGGCAGACCAGCCTTCTGTTACCTTAATCTGGTTCTTACGAACATCTCTTAGTTTTTTAACTAGTTCATCTAATGGAGATGTTTCTGTTTTACCACCACCAGAGCCTTTTGGAACAGGCGGTGCAGTATTATCTGCAGCAGTAACAGTTACACGTTGTGCGTTCCATTGTGCATATTCCTGAAGTTGTGTTCCTGGAGGAGAGTTTGCCCATTGAGAACCTTCTGCCTTAAGCCAGGACTGTAGTGCTGGGTCATTCGGGGAAACAGTTGTTATGGTTTGAACCAAAGTCTGCAGATATACTTTCTTTAATTCATCAGTTTTAATACTATTAAAATAATCTAAATCATCATTTAATATTTTTAATTGATCTGCATTTAAAACTTTGCTTGCAACTGTAAAATCAATTTTGCCTTTAAGCGCCTCAATTTGCTCTGTTTGTTTCATTAATCTTTCTGCAACTTCTGGATTTTTTAATAAAAAGTCAGTAATAATTGTTGTATTTAAAACGTTTCCAGTTTTAGCAACCATGGAATAAAAACTTCTAAGTCTTTCTGCTTCTTCTGCATTTCCAGCACTTTCTATTTTTGCAATAAATCTAGTTTGAACATCCTTTACTGGATTTCCATCTTTGTCTACAAATAATGATGCAGTAGACATAATTTGATTACCAAATGCTCCGCCAAACTTAGTTATAATATTTAATACCTTTGTCATTGCTTCTTTGTTGTCACCAAAAGATTCTAAAAGATTTATCATTTGCATAGGATCTATTTCTCCAGATGCAAGTTCCATTTTTAAAAGATATCTCTGCTCTCCAGTTAAATTTTTATTATCATTAAGATTTGTTTTTGCTAATTTGGCAACATCCTCCATTGCAGTACCCTTATATTTATTTGTTATGGCTTTATCTGCTCCTGTATCAAGTGCTTTTCGTGTTGCGCCTTCAGCACTAGAATATGATGTTGCAATATCTTTTAATAATTTACCATTTTCTTCAAGTAATGCTGCTCTATCCTTAATATGCTTGTTTGTTAATTCATCAACTTTTGCAGTATCCCCTGCTGCTTTTGCCTCAGCAATTCTTTTCTCGTATGCTATATCTAAAGAGTCTACCATTTCTTGTTGTTGTTCTAATGCCATTTTTTGCATGGCAATTGATGCACCTGATGCGGTACCTATTCTTTCGGCACGATCTTTTCTTGAGAATAGATTTCCTGCCACTGTACCTATTCCTGTTCCAATAGTTGCTCCTATAGCAGCACCAACTCCAGGAATTGGAATTAAAATTTGACCAGCAATTGCACCTGCTGCAGCACCAAGTCCAGCCCCTAATGCAGTTTTTCCTCCAACATTTAGCATATCTTTTCCAGTCCATTTTCCAGCCTGCTTTGCCTGATCTCCAAAAGACTGAACATTTTTTCTTGTTTCTTCAACTAATTTAACACGAATTGCCAATGGATCTGTCAAAAGATTTTCTCCATTAACACCAATCAACTCTATAAGTTTTGCATTAACTTGAATTCCAAAACTATAATCTCCAAGTTCTTTTCCAATATTTGCTGCAACGCTTCTTGCTTGTGCTGCTGTCATTGCACCAGACGATACTGCAGTTGCAAGTTGATTTACCATTCTATTTTGTGCGCCTGAACGACCCATTCCCTCAATATTTTGCCCAGTTGCTTTTACTAAATCCTTACCCTCTTTACTTGCAACATAAGACTCTCCAAATGTTGTTTTTCCTGTTTGAATAGCGAATGGATTTACTGCTGCTTCTCTACGCTTATCCATTACTTCACCAGCAGTTACTCCTCCAGCAAATTTTGCCAAACCTCTAATTGCATCTTGTCCAGATCCTGTAGCCAATGCTAGTTTCATAGCAGAGTCTTGTGCTTTATCAAAAGCCATTCTTAACCTTACTGCTGCTGCAACAACTAAACCAATACCGACTGCAAGCACTCCCATTTTAGTTTGAAGTAATGGAAGTATCATAGTTAAAGCCATAAGTGGCATCATTATTTTTTGTGCCATGTCTCCTATTGCACCAGGCATCATTGCTGCACCCATTGTTATTGCAGAAGCAGCCATCATTGCTCCTCCTGCGCCCATACCAGGTTTTGGATTATTTGGATCTGCTGGAGTTCTTCTAAAACCTCCGAAGAATCTTCCTCCACCTTTTCCTCCAGAACCACCAGATCCTCCTGCTGCATTGGCAGCAACCATTCCAGTAACTTGTGATTGTGTAACTAATCTTTTTTCTGCCAAAGCCTTTAGCCTTGCCTGTTTCTCTAACTGCCTTCTTAATGATTTTTGTGCTGGATCAATTGGTCCCGCTCCATATAATGCTGCTCTGGATGCTGCTGCTTGTTGTGCTTGAGACATTGCTCCTTGAGTTACTGCAGTTCCTATTTGTTGACCAGCAACTCTTGCGTCATCTACATATTCTTTCATTCCAACAACTGCGCCTACTGCAATATCTGCACCTATTTTTTTAGTAACTTTAGAAGGAGATGCAACTTGTGCTCTCTCCATCATTCCTTCTACCATGCTCTTTTCTGCAAAATCTACAAGGCTAAATCCTGTCTTCTTATAAAATGTAAATCTATCTCCGCCACGACGAATCTTCATTCCGCCTACATCTACCGCACCTTTACTTCCTCCGCCAGCAGCAGTTGGCAATCCTGCCATTCTCTGTGCTGCTTGAGAAATATTAATTCTTGCTTCTCCAGCAGTTACTGCTAACTGATCAAATGCTTTAATAAGTCTATTTTCTGCGCCCATCTTTCTGCGACTATATTCATATGCTTCTTTTACATGTGTGTCAGTTATTCTAGTATTTGCATCAAGACTTGTCAGATAATCTTTCATATGAGTATCTAAAATAGAAAGATCTGCAGCAACATCTTGCATTTTCATTCCACCATTTTTTAATGCAATCTTCCATCTTGATAAACCTCTTTGATCCCAGTCTTGCATAAATTCGCCTTTAGCAACACCACGTCCGCCTGGCTTCATTAGGTTGTTCATCGACACTTGTCGTCCATCTACATTAGACATACCAGTTGTTATGCCAAGTTTTCCATAAAGATTAATCTTTAGTGTATTTGCAAACTTCATAGCAACTGCTTCGATGGCTTGCATTGCTCTTGCACTAATAATTCCAGCAGGTAATGCCTTTAACTTATTAACTAAATCTAATGCTCCAACTGTCCTAGGATTTCCTATATGAGAGAAATCTCCAGCACCTTTTGTACCTGTAGAAAATTGTGACATTACTCCACCCGCAATCATATGTGAGATCGCTGGCTTATTTCTTGGATCTTGTGCTGGTCCTGCTGGAATTACTGCTTCACCAGGCGTAAGCATTGCAGGAACTGAATCAGTACCAGTAGCGAAATAAAATGGTTTTACTTTTTTAGTTCCTTCTGCAAAACCTTTTCTACCTTTACCAACAATTGGTCCTCCAAAACCTCTTTGTGCTGCAATTGCTCTTTGATATGCTTGTGTTAATGCGTTAAGTGCAGCAACCTCAGACGTAAAGGTTTGTTGTAATTTTACGTGTACCTGTTCTAATGATGCTGCTACGGCAGTTGCTTGTGCTTGTTCAGCAGTTAAAAATTGTGTTTGATTTCCTAATACAGTAGAAGATTGTCCAGCCCTATTAAATACAGACTTCATGCTTACAAATAGTTTAATAATATTAGCCAAACCGTTAGCCAATAAACCAAATGTCATAAGTAATACTGGACCTATTCCACCTAAAAGAGTTGTTAATATAACAACAAATTTCTTTGTACCGTCTCCTAAATTATTAAATTTATCTAATATCTTGCTAACAAACTCTACAATTGGAGTTATTGCTTTTAGGAACTGCTCTCCTACTGGAGCAAGAGTTACCTTTAAATCTTCTATTGTTTTCTTAAACTTATATGTGGTAGACTCTTCAACTCTAGACAATTCTCGTTCAGATAATATAGCAAGTTCTTCTGTAGTTGCTTTAGTTAATGTTAAAACACGGTTTGCTTGATTTCCTTCAGCAACCACATTGTTAAATAATGTAGACAAACGTGAAAATTGGAATTTACCAAATAGTTGTTCAATTGCACGGGCACGGTTTAATGGATCAAGAGTATTTAATGCATTAGCAAAATCAACAACAATGCCTTTAACGTTTCCCTTATTTGCTTCAACAATCCCTTGTATGTTTATACCCATACCACCAAGCATTTTTGATGCTTTTTCTGTTGGATTAATTAATGATGCTAAACCAGATTTTAATGCGTTAGCACCTTCTGAAGCATTAATTCCGCCTTCTTTCATAGCAGTTAAGAAGAACGCTAAGTCTTCAACATCTCCACCTAATTGCTTAACAACTGGACCTGCTTTTGGAATGGCAATAGTTAAATCTTCAATAGAAACAACTGTTTGGTTTTCTACTGCGTTTAAGAAGTTAATCTTTTTTGCAAGATCTTCTGATGCTAAACCAAAAGCGTTTGTTAATGATATAGTGGTTTCTAATGCCTGTTCTTGTTCTACTCCGCCCAAAACTGAAAGTCTGGTTGCCTCATTTACTTGTGCTAAAAGATCTGCACCCATCTTACCGCTTGCAGCAGCAGTGGCAGCCATCTCCATTGTCTTTTCAACAGCAACTCCATATTTGGTAAACTCTTTGGCAAGTAATTGAATTTCCTTAAGCATTTTATCTGTTTCTTCGCCAGTTGTAAACATTTCACCGTAAACACGTTTAAATCTAATTGCCTGTTCTTCTAACTTCATAAATGTTTTTGCTGCTGCAGTTCCAAGATATGCCAATGGTATTGTAAAACCAACCATTAACTGACGACCAGCCCACTGAGTATTTTTACCAAAATTGAGCATATTTGTAGCGCCCTGCTTTAATAATTGATTAAGCAGTGCCTGTCTTTGTGCAGCAACAGCAGTTTGTGTTCCAAGGTTTTTCATATCGAGTGCCAGTGGTCTAACGGCAATTGCTTTCATTGCTCCGTTGGCATCTCTACCTAATTTAATATATTGAGTTTGTAAATCTTTTACACGTTCTCTTGCAACTTTATTTATCGTATCAAATTCTGATCTAAAAAACCTTCCAAATGTTTTTGTTGCACCCATTGAATAGCGGTAATAATCCCGCATAGATAATTTATTTTTTTCTAATGCATTTGTAAAAGACTCTGTAGTAGTTCTAACAGTCCGCATAGAAGCAGACCATTTGCCTGTAGCATTAAGAGAGTTGATTAAGTTTTGTTGCATATTGGCGGAGATGGCTGCTGCTGCAGCACCGCTCTTCGCCATTGATGTATGGAAGGCTGATATTTGCTTTTGTAATGCTTTTATGCTGGCTAATGCTTCAGACGTATCTATATTTACATGAATATTAGATTGAACATCAGCCATTCCATAACACCTCTATATTATTAAGTTTATACGTTTGCAAGACCGCTAATTAGCGAAGCATCTGTTAATTTGATTCCAGAAGCCTCTTCTACGATCTTATAAACGGTTGGAAGATCAAGGTTCTCTTCAAGAGCAGTCAAATCTTCCGCTAACTCTGGCTTATATTGTTGCATAGCAATTGCTACACATTCCATAAGCAGAGTCATTGACTTTTCATTATCATCAGCCACTGCTGCAATACCCTCAAACTTCTTCATAAATGGACGAAGTAGAGAGATTTTAAGTGGTCTTACTTTAATTTTTGTGCCGTCGATTAATACGATTTCTTTTGGTTCGTGCACAGTTGTAGCCATTAATTCCTCCTTATAAGGTTGAATTAATTATACCATAACCCCATTTTATTTTTAATCTGAAATTTCTTCATACTCTAACCCCATGCCTATTCCAAAACCAGCCTTTTGAGCATTTGCTCCTTGCAATGAAACAATATCGTTTGAGTCTTTGGCCTTGCCACGGCTAAATACTCTAGCCTTCATATCTTCCCAGGCATTTGATTTATTTGTATTTTTATCTAAATCTACTCCCTGAATTGCTGCATAAAATTTTTTATCTGCATAATCTAATTCTCTTTTAATATTTAGCGTAGCAGTTAACTCTGGCATTGACATTGAAGTTTCTAATTCTTCATAATCTTTCCATATGCCAAGAAGAAATACCTCTGACTCTAACTTAACAATGTCTAGTTTTTCCCATGGAGATCCGCTATCTACAGCCTGATCTTTGACTTTTTCTTTTGAATCTTTATCTATTTTAATACCTGCAGCAATATCTAATATTTTATAAATTGTTGACAAGTCTATGCTATCTTCTAATTGTTCAATTGTTTTTATAGTAGGATAATATTGTTGCATTGTAATTAAAGCACATTTTGCTAATTCCCCAATTGCCTGGTCATCTCCCTTTGCCTTACCAACATTTTCAAACTGTTTCATAAATTGACGAAGATATTTTATTTTTAATGGGGTTATATATATTTGCGTTCCATCAATTAAACTAATGTAATCGCTTTCATATATTTCCGTGGCCATGTATTCATTATATCAAACAGAAAAGCCCAGACTTTCAAGGGTCTGGGCCATCTGATTATTAAGTTGTATTATGATGCTGGTGTTACAGTGCGATCAATGATCTTACCGTATGAGCCTGTTGTATCATCTGGAAGAAGACGGAATGAAACTTCAAACATTGTAGCCTCATCACGCTTTGCTGATACTGTTACATTTTCAATTGAAAGTGCACGGTATGCAACATAAATTCTTTCCTTGTTAGATCCCTCATCACAGTCACCAGTTCCTGGACCGACAGCAACCAAACCACGCTCTACTGGGCATTCGCCAAGATTACCTGATTTGATATTAAATGTCTGGCCATTAGAAGAACTTGCGCTGCCCGAAAGATCACTAGGATCTCCCGCAACTGCAACAAGTAGATTTTCTAATGTGGATTCAGCAAAAGTAGTATTGAGGTTTACTTGCATGCCTTGCTTAAACAACTTAGCAACGTCAAGAACCTGGTCAACCTGAACTTCACCGAAATCTGGCTGGAACTGTAGTTCCAAACCATTCATAGTATATCCGACTGAACGGAAATCTGGTGTTTCACCATCCATGGTTACTGAATACTTTTCACCTGAAACAGGAGCGGGATTTCCGCCAACTGCTAAAGGAGCATCAGCAATCCATAACTGGGCTGCACCAACGATAATATTATTACTATTACCTAGAGCCATATTTATTTCACCTCTTTTTTTTCTATAGAAATTAAAAGGCGTGTTTCCTCATTGATAAGTATACAGCCTTTTTATTAATTTATTGAATCGATTATATCCTGCATTTGATGGTAGTCGTAGTCAATAATTATCTTATTACCCGCATAGGTTCGGGCTGTTCCGAAGTCGACTATATCCCGTGCCTCTTCTAATTGGTATATCTTGAAGTTATGGAAGTAGAATTTGCAATCCATGCCGTCAAAAGTCTTTCCCTTGGTCCAAGCATTGAGTTCTTTAGCACTTTCATCCCCACGATCTAAAAGTCTTAAAACAGATTCTTGTATTTTAAGCATTTTAATTGTTGGCTGACTTGCCTGTGCATAAAAATAATATAATACCTGTTCACATTTAATATGTGGGAAAGGACCCCTACGCATTCTAAACATTCTGTCAAAAACACAAAATGCTCCGCCTCCGTCTGGAAATGTTTCTGTTAACTGATCTATTGTTGATGGTGATGTGGGGAAAAATGGAACAGGCTCTCCATCTAACAAACCTATCAACTTTTCTTGTAAGTATTTATTAATCCATAACACTGGTGTATTTAATACTGATGTTGATTCTGTCATCTTCCAACTCCTGCGTTTGCTATCCAGCGATATCCTGTTTGATAGCCTTTAACCTTTCCGCTCTTTTTGCCAGCAGACAAATTCTTTTTATATGCAATTGGATTTTCTAAATATTTTGCCACTCCGCTTGCTCTTAAAAATGCTTGAGTAAAATATCTTTTAAAGAATGAATCAAAAGTTTTTTCAAAACTACCCTGAACTTCATTTCCTCCAGGATTAGAAACCTCTACTGGTTGCTTAGTAAAAATTTCTTCTCCATTTATATCAAACATTAAAGCCTGTGCTCTTTTAGGAACTATTGTTACTGGAATTCCTTCTTCCATAATTCTAGCCTTATCATAAAAAGGAACTCTAGATCCATTTTTAATTGATGTTGACTGTTTAAAAGTTGAATTAAAAGATAGTCCTAGATTACTAGAAGTGTAATGTATGTCATATAGTCTAGCATCTGGACTTCCAACTCTATTCCATTCATAAACGTGATGTAGCATGGCTGGATTTACTCTAGCATTTGAATCAATATATTCTTTCATTAACTCCACTGTTTCCATTCCTAGCATATTTAAGAATGCCTTTTTACCGCCTTGAACCCCATCTAAAAATCCTATTGAATAATCGATAATATTTTTCATATCTTTTTTAAACATTGTATTATTAAATTTAACTATCATACATCAACCGCCTGGTTTTCAGATCTGCGAATAATTATTTTATAGTATTCAATGTTACCAAATGGACCTACATATGGATCCTGAGTTGCTATTTCAAATATTGTTGATTTTCCTGCACGTGGTCCAGATGTTTCTTTATAAATTTCATTACAATTTTTATCTTTGATATTAGTTATAATTACATTAGTTATAGAATTTTGTGCTTCCATGCTAGAAACTCTTACATCTGTTTTACAGCGACCAAGCAATAATTTTTCTTGTGTAATATTAATATTTGGAACAACCTCTTCTTTAAAAGCAGTTCCTGCTGGTGCAAAAGAACAAGCAATTGTTCTATCTAAAATCCAAGTTTTTTTAACTTCTCCATATACGCCCTGTTCAACTATTGGATGGTATATATCTGCTTGCATAGGGAATGCGAAGTCTGGTTCTTCGCAAATCATTATAGAACTCCTGGCTTAGTTATTGATTTAATATACTTTTCTAATATTTTATCTACAAGAAGATTTCCAGTTCCAGACATCATTCCTTTATCAAATTGAATTCTAAATTGATCTGTATTGTATGCTGAAATATATCTCTTATAATAATCTAACTTACCGCACTTAATGTCTTCAATTAACATCTTTGTTGCTACTTCAACGTCTGCTGGCACTGCACGATACCCAACATCTAAAATAAAAGTGTAGTCTGTTCCTTTAGGAAAATCTGTTGGAGCATATGCTACATACCCTAAATCTCCATGTGCTGTTGCAATCTTAGTTAAATTATTTTCAGTTCTATTTCTTTCTTCGTTTGCATATGCTTTTTCAATTCTGTAAATTGCTGAATTATCTAACAAAGGTTTAAATTCATAATCATAATCATCTGGATTTTCTATATCGTATACTAAAATATTATTTTCATAAACTTTTAATACTCTATTAAAATCATGCCAAATTGGGAAATAGTCTGCTCCATTACCGCTTGTATTCATAACTAACTTATGATTATAAAAACCATCTCCTACGTATGTATCTATAATTGATCTTGCAATAAGTTCATACATCTGATATTCATTAATTTCGCTTGCGGTTGTTCCCATTTCTATTGGATTAACGTAAGGCCTTGTTATAGTTAAATTGCTTTCAACTAAAATATGTTCTTCTTCACTATCATAAAATCTAATTAAAAAGTCTCTGTCAAATTGCACTTTTGTTAATGGCAATTCATAAACTATTTTACTATTTGCACCCGAAGTTAGGTTTGTTTTTTCTACTGAGTGATCCACCAAATCCTCAACATATACAACATATTCGTAATTAGCGATGGGAACATCCCACGTTGTTGTTAAAGGATAGGGTGGAACTCTCAATACTTCCATTATTACTTACCAAATTCCTTCGCTACTTCTTCTGGAGTAGCAAGTCTAATATATTCTTTAGTTGTCCATTGATTTGCAGCATCTTTAGTTACAATATTATAACCACGATACACCTTGCCCAAACCTGGGATTGTTATATTTTTTGTAGAATATACAGCAACTTTTTCATTGGCAGGCTTATTGTTTTTTGGAGTTTCTGGTGTACGTCGTACTGAAGTTACTCCAATTGCACCATCCGCTACAGATCCAAGACCTTGGATTTCGGCAGAAGACTTTGCTAAATCATTTGTTGAAATAGCAGTTATTTCTGGCTCAGGAGCAGAAATTGTTGCCTCAATATTATGTTGTTCTGCAACTTCTGCAACATGTGTTTCTGGTACTACATGATTTTGTTCTACATTCTGAATTTCAGGCTGTTCATCAACTTGAATTTCATTTTGATCTTGAATTTGATATTCATTTATTTCATTATTTTCTTCCATTGTTAACCTCCTTATGACTATTATAACAGAATACTAAAAGATTAAGAGGGGGAGGAGATCTAGCCCCTGCCCCCTCTCAAAGGTTACTGTTTACAGATTATGAATCTGAAGCAGCGTCTGCCCATGTAATAGCGTCTTCTTCTTCCCATTGAATACCAAAACGGACGAAGACGGTATACTCAATTGTATCCTTCTTTGCCTTGTATTCACGGTTAACGACGATATCACGCTGGAAGCCCCATACACGATTCTGTGGGAATGTCAAATCGACATAACCATCTGGATAGTAAGGAACTTCTTGGACATCAATTCCGAGAACACGTGTTGTACGTGCTCCACCGAATGTCTGGCCGTTTCCATCAAGGTATGCTTGACGGTTTGCAGCAGTACCAGCAACACGATTACCCATTGCTTCAGCAATTGCATCAGCAAGAGTACCATTATGCTTAACGATACCAGCAAATGTGTCTGTACCTACATAGAACTTGAGGTTATTCTTAAGAGCACGATACTTACGTGGCATGCCTAGAATAATCTCTTGCATCTTTTCTGGTGTCCAAGCATTATCAGCAACAGTCAACGCAACTTCATGCGAATCTCCATTGTCCTTGTGCTTCTTGACGAATCCCTTCATAATTGAAAGGAAGTTTCCAGTTGAACCATCGCCATTAATAGCGAGGTCTTCAATGTCATTAGCGAATGCGTTTGTCATCAAGCGAACTAGATGATCTTCAAGCGCAGCCCCCTCAACATTGTCTTCGAGTGCTTCAGCAGTAACTTCCCAATCTAGACGAATCTTCTTGGTTGTAAGTTCAACTTTGCTGAATGTAGCACCAGTGTTAGTGTAGTCACCGACACCTTGAGCAGCAGAACGAATTACTCGTTCACCCACGTTAATCTTTTCGAGTTCCATGGTGTTTGCTCTCATTGTGACACGACGACCATCCTGGGCGAGAACTGTAGCGTCCCAAACGTAATCAATGAAACGCTGTGCCTGTTCAGGGCGT